GTTTAAGCGGCTATGGGCAGCGTTGACCAAGATAGGAGACTAACATGTTAGGCAAAGTAAGAGAGTGGGCAGACAAGGCACGGCGCTGGACGACATACTGGCTGATGCGGGCAGCACTAAAGCTGCACGAAGAGACCTTTATCATCATGTGCGATAGCGAAGGGGAATACTCATGGGAACTGTAGTGATCCGCGAAGAAGGAGCAAATCACATGGAGGCAGAAACACCTGTGAGGGCGGTATTCGCCTTGGCGATTACGGTAACGGTACCAGTTGAAGGACAGCCTAACATGTTAGGCAAGGTCGAGCGTAGGATTACGCACATATGGGAGAAGCTGCTGTTGTATCGGATTGGGGAGAGGGGTCTCCCCTACGACCCACCCCGCTGGCATGTGGAGTATCAAGTAACTGACAAGCACGGCGTAAATAAGGGTGCATGGTCGCAGGTGGTCGAAGCACCCGACCAAGCAGGGGCAGCACTAAAGATGCTGCTGCACTGGAAGAAGCTGGACGCACGGAACGAGCGTCGATGGAAGAAGGAGCAAGCCGGTGGCGAAGGTGCAGATCAAGCGGGTGAGGAAGCTGAAAGCTGATCCGGATACCCGATACTTCGTCGTTGCCGAGCCGTTCGCCAAGTGGCTGCGGCTAGTAACCCTGCGGGAGCCACACCCTGCCCGTGTCTACTACGCAACGTGGCATGGGCTTGGCGTATGGAAATGGCGACCCAAGGTAGGGAACGAGATGTGGATGCACGTCGATGCCCGTGATGAACTGGATGCGTTTAATAAGGTAATCAATTGGAAGGAGCAAAAGAATGGATAACCAAGAAACACCCAAAGAAAAAGCCGTGCGGCTGCTGCGCAAGTATGACGCGCTACGCGCCGAACTGAGGGACATCGAGCAGCAACTAGGCAGGGCTTGCACCGACTACGGCAGGAGCAATGGCGTCTGGGGATTCAACAAGGACCACCTGCGTATGCAGCTGGAACGGGAGGCAGCGTGATGGCAGCGTGGATAAACACCCTGATTGACCTTGCTGTATTAGGTGCAGTGTATCTGGGGGTAGGCTGGCTGCTTGATGGCGACTCTACCCTTGCGGGCTACGCTGTTGGTGTAGCAGGATATAACTTACTCTTAATCTATAAGGGGAGAGCCAGATGACACGGGACCGAGACTATTATCGCGGACTGCGCGATGAAGAACTGCTGGAAGAAGCACGGCGTGGCGCGGGCCACAACTGGGAGGAACTGGGCGTTGCGTTATATGAACGCCTAGCCGACCGCCTGCGCGACCACTGGGATGGTGAAGATTGAGCGTAGCTGAGCGTAGATGAGCGTAGGTGAGACTGCGCCCACCGAGTATAAATAATAATTACTAGGCCCTAACATGTTAGGGTATATCAAAGTAGGAGCAAACTACGATGGCATTAGCATGGGATACATATCGGGCGATCCCCCGACTGGCGAACTATACCGAGGCCAAAGAATACCACGACGACATCCTGCCCATACGGGGTGACGCGCATAAGACCCGCCCGTGCGGGCGACGGGTGCAGAAGTGGTTCAGCATCTGGGAGGACAAGGATGCGATCCATGTGGGGTATGGCAGCGGCGAACACGACAATCGCACCAAACTCGTAACCTACCACAAGGCGGGTTCTATCATGGTGCATCACAGCCACCGCTACGGGAATGCGTCCAACAACGAGCGACTGCACCGCTTGCTGGGTAAAACGGTTCAGACCCACCAGTATGATGCGTGGATCAATTGTGCCTACTACAACAACGGCAAGCTGGAACGTGGGTGGCAGCAGTTGCGTTCGGACACGCCGTCTGTGTTCACGCGTGACGGGGATAACCTTGTGTTCGTGAACTACGCCTTCCCTGTTACGCACAAGATCAACCGGACGAAGATGAAGGAGTTCATGGAGGCCTATCAGCCGTTTGTGGAATACGTCCGGGGGCTGGCTAAGCTGCAAGGTGGGCGGCTTAATTTCACTAACGATACATGCGCCGAAGTGTTCGAGGTGGACCAGTATAACCGCGCCATGTCACCCAACATCCGTTGGGGGAGCAGCAGGGAAGAGGTGCAGGTAAACCGCCTTAAGTTCTTTGCATGGGCGCGGAGCGATGACCCGATGAATAAGCTGCGGGCGGCGATCACGCTTAACAGCGTTACCTATTGGGCGGGCGACCCCATCGAGTCGTTCAAGGAGTATGTGATACGCACATATAAGCAAGACGTGCTGGACTGCGTGCAGCATACCGATGGTAAGCTGGTCAAGGATAGGTTGCGTCGCTTCCTCATGTGGTGAGAGGGGCGACTAAGAGATATTGCATTATCTGTAACATTGTGTTACATAACAAATACTGGGCGGGGTCGGTGCATTATGATCCTGTTCGGAACAACCAAGACCTAACATGTTAGGCAAACGGAGCAGACTGTTATGACTACTATTTCTTTCGGTTCTACTGTGTCCCTCAAGCAAGCGGCACAGCTTATCATGTCCAACCCGAAGGTTCGCTTCTTGGTTCGCGGCGAGCCGGGCATCGGTAAGTCTACCATGCTATCCTTTATCGCTAAGGCGCTGAGTTCCACGCACAACGCTGCGTATATGGACGTGCCGAACATGGACTTGGGTGACATTGCCATGCCGGTGATCGACCACGAAGCGAAGGTGACGCGATATTATCCGAACGCCCGCTTCCGGCTGCACGAAGGCAAGCCTGTCATCGTCATGCTTGACGAGTTCACGAAGGGTGCCGAGCCTATCAAGAACATGCTGCATCCTCTGCTAGAGGTAACGGCCCCGCGTCTGGGCGACCTGTTTATTGACGACGACAGCATCGTGTTCATGACGGGCAACCTTCTGACTGACGGCGTAGGCGATAACATGAAAGCGCATACCCGCAACCGCATCGTGGAGATCACCGTGAAGAAGCCGGACGCTGACCAGTGGCTGGAGTGGGGTGTCAACAACGACATTGACGCATCCGTGTTGGCGTGGGTGCGGCAGTTCCCGCATGCGCTTTCGTCCTACACTGATGGGGATAACGACAACCCCTACATCTACAACCCGCGCAAGCAGCAAGCAGCCTACGTATCGCCCCGCTCTTTGGCTATTGCATCTAACATTGTTAGCCAGCGCGACAAGAATGACCCGGATAGCGTCATCTCTGCGTTGAAGGGCGCGATTGGCGAAGCAGCGGCACGGGACATGGAAGCGTTCATTGCGTATCAGGATCAGCTTCCGACATGGGATAGCATCATCGCGTCGCCTTCCTCTGCCGCTGTGCCTACGTCAGCAGGTGCATGTGCTGTGTTGGTGTTCGGTGCGATTGCCAAGATCGACAGGCAGTCGATGACGCCGTTCATGAAGTATCTGGATCGGTTCGATGCCGAGTGGCAAGCGGCGTTCGCCATCAACGTGGCGAAGAACCCGACGAAGCAGTCGGTTGCCTTCTCGTGCGCTGCATTCGCAGACTGGGTTCAAAAGAACGAAGATTTGTTGTAAAGTGTAAAGACTTGTTGTATGGGTATCGCTCCATCAACGGAGGATCACATGACACGCAAGTATTATCAGGGTGTAGCTGACGCCAATCGTCGGCGCACAAAGCACGGCTTCACTGTCGATGCGAGGCTAGGCAAACGCGATCCAGTTTATTCGCTTTGGCTTGGTATTCGGCAGCGTTGCTTTAACCAGAACCACGCTGCGTATCATCGCTATGGTGGTAGGGGAATTACGATGAGTGACGTATGGGCAAACAACTACGCTGCGTTCCGTGCGGATATTGGTGATCCCCCTGCACCCAACATGACTCTTGAGCGTATCGACAACGACAAGGGGTATGAACCTAACAATGTTAGGTGGGCGACACGCAAGGAACAGGCGAACAATCGCGTGACCAACGTGGTGCTGACATGGGAGGGTAAGACAATGACCCTTAGGCAATGGGCCGAACATCTCGGCTGGAAGTATGGGCTTATCGCAAGTCGCTGGAAGAGGGGATTGCGTGGGGCGGAATTGTTCGCGCCGCGCAAGACCAAGGAAAGGCGGGTGCTGTGAGAGACCTAATGAACCGGGGGCGGCGGCGTAAAGTGCTGCCCACCTTGAAGGGTGCGAAGGTGGAGTTCGTCGAGTGCAGACCAAGCAAGCGCGATTCCATGAAGTGGATCGTGTGCCTCTACATCAACGGGTGGCCGCATGACATAGGCATGTGGGCCAAGGACGAGTTGGATGTGATGAAGCAAGTGTTAGAGATGCAGCGTGGCGGTGTAGTAAAAGGTGCGTTCGATATATCCAAGTAGGAGCAACCTAACATGTTAGATCAACGAGACAAAGAAGAGCGCAAGCTAAAGAAGGTCAAGATTGGCCTGATGCGCAACCCGAAGTTCGCCCTGTGGTCGGGTATCATGATGGTCGGCAAGACGGTGCTGGATGATGATATTCCAACCGCCATGACCAACGGTCGGGACGAGCATTATGGCCGCGAGTTCGTCAAGGACTTGCCTGAAAAGCAATTGGCTTTCGTGGTGCTGCACGAGAACATGCACAAGGCACTGCGTCACCTGACGACATGGCGCAAGCTGTATGAGGAGAACCCGCAGCTTGGCAACATGGCTTGCGACTACGTTATTAACCTGATGATCGTCGAGAGCGATCCGCAGGGGCAGTTTGTCGAGATGCCCAAGGACAAGGACGGCAACGTCATGGGCTGTCTGGACGTTAAGTATAAGGGCATGACCGCCCGCCAAGTGTTCGACCTGCTTAAGCAGGAGCAGGAGGATGGCGGTGGTGGCGGTGGGGGCCAAGGCTTCGACCAGCACGACTGGGATGGGGCCAAGGGTCTGTCCGAAGAAGAGAAGAAGGAACTGGAGCGGGAGATTGACCAAGCCATTCGGCAGGGCATGATCGCGCAGCAGAAGGCAATCGGCCAAGGTGCGGGTAATATGCACCGGGAACTGGGCGAGTTGCTTGAACCGCAGGTGGACTGGCGCGAAGTGTTGCGTGAGTTCGTTAACTCCATCTGCATGAACAAGGATACGTCATCGTGGCGTAGGGTTAACCGGCGTTTCCTTGGGAATGATACCTACCTGCCTACCATGGTCGGTGAGCGTGTGGGTTCGCTTGCTATCGGCATTGACACATCGGGTTCCATCAGTGGGCGGGAGATTAACCGTTTCCTGTCGGAGGTGAAGTCAATCGCAGAAGATGTGCATCCCGAAAAGATCGACCTGATCTACTGGGACAGCGGAGTGGCTGGACATGAAACTTATGATGAGTTCGATATGTCTAACCTTGTTAGTTCAACCAAGCCGAAGGGCGGGGGCGGCACTGATCCCCGTGCCATGATGAAGTATATGAAGGACAAGCGCATCCAGCCTGAGTGTATCATCATGCTGACTGACGGCGAGATTTATGATTGGGGGGATGCGTGGGAAGCCCCTATAATGTGGGTTATCTGTAACGGCTGGCGTAACGGGAGCATCACTGCACCCATCGGCAAGACTGTCCATATCAAAGAGTAGTTCTGCGTATTCCTTAACCAAGTAGGAGTTAATCCAAATGCACGAAGTTCAGAAGATTGCGATTACCCGTGCGCTGCGGACGTTGGCTGCGGCGCAGGAACACATCGAGTTTGCTGCGGAGTTTGACGGGCAGACTTATGGGAACCGTGAGTTGAAGCCCAAGAAGGAACCGAAGCGCAAGACGCATTACCCCTACGGCGAAACGCGCAAGCATTACCTGCCCTACTTTGAAAATGTGAAGGTTGGGGACGTTATCGAAATCCCCTTCGATAGGTTCGATCCCGGCATCCTTGCCAGCAACGTGAGTGCAGCTTGCGTCAATCGGTTCGGTAAGGGTTCGGTTACGGTGCATCAGAACAAGACCACCGGCATGCTGGAGGTTATGATCGAAAACTTGCCCGAAACGAATGACGCACAGGACGAGTTGTTCGCCTAACATGTTAGGGCTACTTCGGTAGCCCTAACTACTTTACATTAATTATTATAATAACCAACGGAGCAAACATCATGGGTATCACATCATCCGCCGTGCTGGTGGAGTTGAACATCAGCGTCTGGACCGCTGACAAGCTGGACAAGACCGAGACACAGCGCCTGATCGACGACACGGGCGCATCCACTGACGCCGCTAAAGTATACAAAAACCTGATGGCTGGCACGACCCTGCGTAAGCAGATCGCAGACTATGCCGCTGGCTGTCGTCTATGGCACAACACCAAGACCCTGCCGTGGTCGGACAAGGGGCCGCGCATCCTGCCAACGTCCCTGTTCATGACGTATAAGCAGGAGTTGAACGTGCGCCGTGATACGTTCCTTAAGCTGACGGAGGAGTTCCGGGCAGAGTATAACAACCTCATCCGTATCGCAGCGCAGGCACAAGGCAGCATGCACAAGCCCGAAGACTACCCGCCCATTGACGAGGTGATGAACAAGTTCGGCTTTAAGGTTGTCTTTAGCCCCGTGCCGGAGAGCGGTGACTTCCGTCTGGACATACCGCAGCAGGAGTTAGACGAGGTGCGGCAGGGTTATGAACAAGCGTTTGATAGCCGACTGGCTGACGCCATGCGCACCCCGTGGGAGCAGCTACACAAGCTACTGACCGCCATGTCCGCCAAGCTGACCGAAGGTGACGCCGAGACGAAGCGTCGCTGGCACGATACGTTCCTGACCAATGCGCAGGAACTGTGCGGTATGCTGACGCACTTGAACATCACGGCTGACCCGAAGCTAGAGGCTGCCCGTAGGCAGCTAGAGGTAGCGTTGATCGGTGCAGACATCGACGACATCAAGGAGAACGAAGCGACCCGTGCTGACCTGAAAGCCAAGCTGGATACTATCCTAAAGGGGTATGAGTGGTGACGGAAAAGATTATCGCCGGGGGTTTTGTTACTGACGTAACCGTAACCTATAGGGGTAGCAGCCCCGGCCCAAATCAGCGCGGCGTTAAGAATTATATGGTGCAAGCGACGGATGCTGATGGCGCTATGCGTCGGTGGGGGTTCACCGGGGTAGATGAACTGGATGCCTTCACGCACTTTTCCGCATACCTAACCAAAAGAGGAGCGAAGATATTATGAGCGGCGTCAAGCTGAAAGAATGGGTGGTGGAGTTCGATCTGGACTTCATCGACCGCACCTTTGTGGTGAAGCATGTCATCGACATAACGGGCAAAGATTATCCGCCGCACAAGATGTATCCCTATACGTTTATCGACGCGATGGATGAACTAAGCGCCTTCGGTAGCGCAGCGCGCAGGATCGAGGCTTTAGGGTTTGAATCCCGACGGGCCTAACATGTTAGGCTATACGCCAATAGGAGCAAGCTATGTATAACGAACTAGAACACGATCTTATTACGATGGAACTGCCGAACATCGTATATCGGGTGAAGAAGGGCGATGTCATCCCGATGCAGAGCCATCCGTTCCTTGTGCCGCTTCTTACGAAGCTGGCTAAGGCGCGACCCAAGTGGATGCTGGTTGGCACACAATATGTCATGGGCGACAGCGAGGATAAGTTTTCCGCAGTGCGCTTTTCCGTTGTCGAAAACGGCGTGGAACTGGGGCGCATCACTAAGGAATATAACTACGGCACTGACAGTAACGCCTTCGGTATCGACAACCAACGCATGTCCGCTAAACGGCAGCGGGGGAACGTCACCATGACCAAGGATGTCACCAAGGCGTTCAAGATCATTACCAAAGAGTTCCACGGCAAAACGACCAGTGAGTTGCTTACCGAGGCGCGAGAGGTTACCTACAGTAAGCTGACGCGAGTAGTACATGAGCGTAGCACGAACTACAGTTCCACTGTCTATGCCGCGCGCACCAGCATGATGAACTACGCGCTGGAAAACTGGGACGCTTACCGATCCTTTGCTACCAATAACGGCGTATCAGCCACGACGTTGGACCAGTTCATAGAGCGGAAAGCGGACTGCGAAGAAGCTGAAAAGCTGACAACTAGCTGGGAGGGCGAAACTGGCATATTCGTCGTGCTTCGCGGTTCGGAGTATATAGTCAAGCAAGGCGATAGCACACGCATCCTGACCAACGACGAGCTGACACCGCACATGAAGCGCTGCATCGGTATGTTTAAGCTGGCTGATGTCGGGCAATTCATTCCCGGCATGGGCGTCAAGGGTTCAGATACTGCTATGTATATCCTACCAGAGGAGAAGGTTGATGACTGACACACCACCAGACTGGGTGCTGATCGAAGCTGCGAAGCGCAGTGGCTGGGGCTGCACTATAGAGTGGACACGGGGCGAGTACTCAGCGTTCGGCAATGGCCCCTTCCGCGCCCTCTGCGACATGATCCAGAAATACGAGCAGCCGCCGGTTGATCGCAAGCTGCTGTGTGCGCGTGAGGCGTGGCGATTGCATGACGAAGAACTTGATAGCGTGACCATTTCTGTCCGCGCCATTGAACTTTGGATTGAAGGATACGGCGAATGACTGACGACCTGATCGAAGCCGTTGCGCGGGCGATTGGCGACAGCGCAGACGAGATGCACGTTAGTCAACTTAGACTTGCTGCTCGCGCAGCCATCCGTACAGCCGCGCCGCTGATCTTGGATATGGCGGCGGATCACCTAGGAAAACTGGCTTACGAAACGCCGCTTGGTCATGAAAATCTACAGCGCGGTGCATCTACATACAACTGGCTGCGGGAACATGAGCGTCTGATCCGCCAACTCAAGGAGCGTTTCCAATGACTGACGACGACAAGGCGCTGGTGGAGCGGCTGCGTTCTGTTGACGTAAGCTGGTCTGAGACTGGCGAATGGTGCGCAGAAGCCGCCGACCGCATCGAAGCCCTAAGCGCAGAGATCGAACGGTTGCGTGGGGCGCTGCGTGGTATCGACGAACACTGCCAAACCGGGCTTAACAGCGAACACCCACATCATTGGGAAGCAGCGCTGCAAGATGTGATGGACACTGCCCGCGCAGCCTTGGGAGAACAGCAATGACTGACCGCTATACCATTACAGAACTTGTGATGACAAAAGGCACGTCTGCACCCGTCAGGGTTGCTTTGTTGGAAATGGAAAAGAAGATCATCGCCCTTGAGGCAGAGAACGAGCGGCTGCGTGAGGTGTTGGTTGCAGTAGACGCGGCGATTGTGGACAAAAAGAACCCTTTTGACCGACGTGATTGTATCTCGGAACAGGAGCAAGCCGCACTTCTAATCATCAGCGCAGCACTGGGAGAGATGGAATGGAGATCGTAAAGTTTAACCCAAAAGCTGACGAGCGGATGATCAACGCTGCTGGCTGGCTCCGCGAGATTGCGGATCGCTGTGAGAAGGGAGAGATTACAGAGATTTTAGTTGTCCTGCACGATGCGGCAGGATCGTATTTCGAAAGCAATGTAGAGTTCACGGATCGTTGGCGGCTGCTGGGGGCGTTGGAATACGCGAAGGCGGCGGTAAATGAAAGGTAGAAGGGGGAGGAACTGAAATGACTGACAACGACAAGGCGTTGGTGGAAGAATTGAGATACGGCAACTGGATACTGGAAGACCCATCCGACGGATTAGGTTATCCAAACGATAGTCCTTTGGTAGCCGCCGACCGCATCGAAACGCTTAACGCTATGCTGAAAGCCGCAGAGGAAAGTTTGGGCGATCAACTGGCAGCACGAAAAGAGCAAGCCGATGAGATCGTGCGGCTGCGGGAGGCGTTGGGTTTGTTTGATGACTTAATCAAGCATCAATATTCTGGGTCACAGGAAGCCATGAGCGACATGACATATGCTGCCCAAAACGCAGCACGGGTTTTGAAGCGTGGCGCGTGGGCAGCACTGGGAGAGACCGACCATGTATCCGACGAGATGACCAAAGAGGACTACGAAGCGATTTATGGCTGGGGAGGACAGGGATGACTGAACACCTAATCGGCATCGCCGTGTGCGCCATCTGGGCATTTGTTGGTTACATGGTTGGTCTTGATGAAGGGATGAAGCGGAAATGACTGACGAACCGAAAAGATACCGAGGCCAGCGTGGCCCTAACAAGATCAAGAAGGACCGCATGCCAACCATAGCTATCCGGTTGCCGCAAGACGTTATCGACTATTACGGTAGGTCTACTGTGCGCATGCGTGATGTGTTGGTGGATCATGTGCGCCGCAGTCGGGCAATGGATGAGTTGATCGCCACGTCCGAAGAACTGGGTCTCTACGATACCTAACCTAACATGTTAGGCTCCGTGACTGGGGGGTCGGCTAACTCCGGCCCCTCTTTTTTCGTTTGACACTGTAAACCAAACTATTAAAGTCATCCCCCGAGCAAGGTGCAAGACTATGGCAAAAACACCAGAAAAAGTTGTTAAAGATAAAGTCCGTGCCATCTTGGATGCGCATAGTGTGTATTACTTTATGCCCCCGGCCAACGGCTATGGCCGCAGCGGCATACCGGATTTTATCTGCTGCGTGAAGGCAGAGCCGCATGGCATTTTCCTTACCATCGAAACTAAAGCGAACGGCAATAAGCCGACAGCCCTACAGATTCGTGAGATCGAAACCATCCGCCGCCATAACGGCGTAGCTGTAGTGGTAGACGAGACCAACTACGACATGCTGCCTGACCTGATCCGCAAGCTACGCGGTGCGTCATGAAGAAGACCATCAAGAACCCGAAGATCATCAGCATCCACAAGAACACCTATGCGTGGATGTCAGACCCGGATGAACAAGACCCCGCCCCAAGCTGTAGTGTGCGGATAACCCTCGCTGCGATGCGTTCGCTGCCTAGCTGGGTGCAGTCGCACCTGCACTGGGAATACATCCTCGACAACAAGAGCCACTGCGCCCTGATAATCCAAGCCAAGGACGAACTGGAAGCGATGATTAGGTTTAAGCAGCTATGGGCAGGGTTGCCCAAGAGAGGTGCGTGATGGCTATCCCGTTAAAAGATATGCGCGACAGCATGAAGGCCATGCTGGATGACGCACTTAGCGAAGCCTATGGCGCGACCGTGTTCGCTGTCCATGCGGATTATTATTTTCCCACCCAAGAGTGGAAGATCGGGAAGATCGAGCCGTGGGATGATACGAAGCACTGGAAGAACCCCGTCGCTCGTAAGGTCGTCGCCATCGACGAGATGGATGCCTACAAAAAGTTTATGGAGCATGTGGGAGCATACGAATGAACAAGGGCGTTGAACTGCTACTCAAGCGGATGGACAGCCATCCCGAAGAGTTCGAAGAACATTATGACTACCGTGAACGTGAAAGCGGTAAGTGGGAACGGCTCCTGAACGATCTGAGCCATCGCATGGAAGTCATCGACCGTGACAACGGGCACACTGGTTCGGCGGATGGTATGGTGCGCCTCACCCGTGCGCAGAAGCCGCTGGGCTTCCTGTCCGATGAAGAGGCGCGGATGATCCATGACAAGCTGATGCAGACACGGGCTAATATGTTCGAGCGTCGCGTCATGGACTTGCTGCTGCGACAGCCGCCAGAAGCGGAAGATATAACGGAACAGGTTTTCACGATACCGCGAAGCACCGTGCGGGGAACTGGCTGGTGAGGGTTCTATCATGACCAAAAGGGAACAAAAGGCCCTGCCTTGGTATGGCGGCAACAAGATACCGGCCAGCTACTTAGCTAAGTTTATGCCGAAGACCAAGGACGACGACCTGCCGTGGGAACTGCGAGTGTTTTTAAACGACATGGGTGATCGGAAATGAGCGACATGAAAGTAAGCGTGGATAACAGCGGCGACTGGCTGATTATCCTCATCGTCCTGTTCTGGGACTTTAACGGTAAGTACGACCTGTACGATGCCATCATGAACTGGCTTATGAAATGAATATCCTGACCATAGACTTCGAAACCTATTACGACAGCACGTTCAGCCTATCGAAGCTGACCACGGAAGAGTATGTCCGTGATGAACTGTTCGAAGTGATCGGCGTTGCTGTGCAGGTTGGCGAGGGCCAGCCGGAATGGATGAGCGGCCCCAAGGCAAAGATTAAGGCGTGGCTGGATCAATTCGACTGGGATAACAGCGTAGCTGTAGCCCACAACGCCATGTTCGATATGTCAATTTTGAACTGGCATTTTGACATAAGGCCCAAGCGTATTGCAGATACTCTCTCCATGCTGCGCGCACTGGATGGCCCCGATGCGGGGAATAGTCTGGCGAAGGCAGCAGAGCGCTACGGGCTGGGCGTGAAGGGGACGGAGGTTGTCAACGCCCTTGGTAAGGGGCGCATCGACTTCACGGACGAAGAACTGGAGCGGTATGGGGAATACTGCCGTAACGACGTTGCCCTGACCTACGACCTGTTCAAGGAGATCGCGCCCCGGCTACCCGTGCTGGAGTTTAAGCTGATCGACCTTACGATCCGTATGTTCACGGAACCGACGCTAATCCTTAATAAGGACGCGCTCCAAGGCCACTTAGTTACGGTTAAGGATAAAAAGGCCAAGCTGATGGCCGTGGTGGAGACGGACAAGTCCGAGCTGATGTCCAATCCGAAGCTGGCTGCGTTACTTCAGAGCCTTGGTGTAGTTCCCCCTACCAAGATAAGCCCAACCACGGGCAAGGAGACATGGGCTTTCGGCAAGACCGACGAAGGGTTCAAAGCCCTGCTGGATCATGGGGACCCCCGTGTTCAAGCCATCGTGGCAGCTAGGCTGGGCGTGAAGTCCACCTTGGAAGAAACGCGCACCGAACGGATGATCGGGATCGCAGAGCGCGGCACACTGCCCATCCCCCTACGCTACTATGCGGCCCACACCGGGCGCTGGGGTGGTGACGACAAGGTAAATATGCAGAACCTGCCCCGTGGCTCCGCCCTTAAGAAGGCGATCCTTGCCCCGGAAGACCATGTGTTTATCGACTGCGACAGTAGCCAGATCGAAGCGCGGACCTTGGCGTGGCTGGCTGGGCAGGATGATCTTGTCGCTGCGTTCGACGCAGGGGAGGATGTCTATAAGATCATGGCAAGTTCCATCTATGGTGTGCCTATCGCGCAGGTGACGAAGGACCAGCGGTTCGTCGGTAAGACCACCATCCTTGGCGCAGGTTACGGCATGGGTGCGGCCAAGTTCCAAGCGCAGTTGAAGGCTATGGGCGTAGAGTTGGACCTTGATGAGTGCGTTCGCATCATTCAGGTCTATCGGGAGACTTATCCGAAAATCCCTGCGTTGTGGAAGCAGGGGAACAAAGCCATCGAAGGCATGATGAACCAGCAGACGACTGACTTTGGTCGTAAGGGTGCGGTGACGGTCAACTTGATGGGAATACGCCTACCTAACGGCCTATACCTTAAGTACCCAAACCTGCGGGAGCAGGTTGATAAAAAGACGGGTAAGAGCGAGATCGTCTACGACCAGAAGAAGGGCCGTGCCGTGATCCCGAACCGCATCTACGGCGGTAAGCTGACAGAAAACGTCTGTCAGGCACTTGCCCGTATCGTAATAGGCGAACAGATGCTGATGGTCGCCCGTAAGCTGCGTGTTGTGATGACGGTGCATGACGCCGTGGGAGCTATCGCGCACAAGGATACGGCTGAAACGGACCGGGAATATGTTGAACTGTGCATGAGGATCAGGCCCAAATGGGCACCTGACCTACCGTTGAACTGTGAAAGCAAGGTGGGGGTAAGCTATGGTGGATAAGCCGCCTATATGGTGGGTAGATAAGTATACTGACTCTCAATGGGAAGCCTGTCTTAACCGCGCAAAGGAATACACCGACCTGATGATGGCGCGTAGGACAGAGACGGATGAAAGACAAAAGGCTTGGCACGAACTGCGGGATAGCATGACCAGCGAAGAAGCGGACGCATACCTGTTTAACCTAACAAAGTTAGGGATGAGCATTAGGGAGATATCTGAGTCCTTTGGGCTGACCAGCGTGTCGCACCGTATACGTAGGCACAAGCAACGAATGAAGGAGCAAGCTGATGGATAATGAAGAGATCGAAGAACCGCAGGAGATGCACCCTGCCGTGCAGTTGCTGCTGGCGCGGATGGACAGCCACCCAGATGAGTTTGTCGGTCGTGGCCTTCATCGCTGGGAAAGCGTGTATAGCGACATTAACCACGTCGCTTCGCCCCACGAGAAGAAGGCGATGAAGGCCAAGCTGCGTGAGATTAAGATGGGTCGCATCCATAAGGAGATCATGGGGCTTCTGCTAAGAGATGCGCCAAACGAGCCGGAAGAGGCGCAAGACGCGGGAGTCACGCTTGCCCGACAACACCTACAACAGCAGCAGGACTACCAACGCATATCGGCGCAGCTGGCGCAGATGCAGGTAGATGCGCAGGCACGAGCCTTGCAGCAGTTCCAGAACACGTTTCCGCGCAGCACGGACCTCTGGAACTCATCGTCAATCGGCACCACCATGCCATCCCGATACCCGACACCCGTAGTCGGTAAGGGATTAGTCGAAACAGCTATGGATACGTTTAGGAACAAAAAATGACCGAATATCAATTCACGAAAGACTGGTTTGGTTGGGCACCGCCCGTATGGGAGCAGCTTATTCCACACCTGCCGGGGGAACCGGGCAACCGCACCTTCATTGAGATCGGTTCCTTTGAGGGCCGCAGCATGGTCTGGACCGCTGAAAACATGATGCAGACGGGAGATGAAATCTTCTGCATCGACACATGGGAAGGCGGCGAGGAACACGGCGATCAAAATATGAGCGAGGTGGAGAAGCGGTTCGACCACAATTCCGCAATCGTCTACGGCAACCACGACATTTCGATCCTTAAACATAAGGGGACTTCCACCAGCTATCTGGCTAGGTTCATTGAAGGCGGGGAAGCAGCCGACTTCATCTACATCGACGGGAGCCACATCGCCAAGGATGTGCTGACCGACGCCTGTATGGCTTGGGCGCTGCTCCGCCCCAAGGGTATGATGGTCTTTGACGACTATATGTGGGGCAACCCGCGGGACATCCTGCACCGCCCCAAACCTGCAATCGACGCCTTCTGCAACATTTTCGCGGAAGAAGCGGAGATCGTCCACGTTGGCTATCAACTGGTCGTACGCAAGAAGGGAGAAGGGTAATGGATACTGTGTACATCGTACTGATCGTTGGGTTGGCCGCTATCTCTGGGTTCTTTTTCGGGATGGCGTACAACTTCAAGGTTGTCGGACAGATCAAACACGAGAACGAGCGGCTCAACCACGAGCTGCATAGACTGACTGACCGCGATGCACGTGGTCGCTTCAAGGGAGGTAAGTAGTGGCAAAAGGTAAGGGCAAAGCAAAGACCGCTGTTGGTCAGGTTAAGATCGTTCCCAAGCGGGCACCGTTTCGCAAAACCTGCACCACCTGTGGTTCAAGCTGGCTGGGCGACCTGATCTACGATTGCGGCCATGACGCCGTGATTGAGCAGGACATCTGACATGCCGTTTGTATCGCGTAAAAGGGTCGAGTGGACGCCGGAAATGGAGCGGGAGCTTTGGAACCTGTGGACCTACGGCGTCCACAAAAACGAAATCGCTGAGCGCTTAGGTATGAGCGTAGCGGCAACCGAGCAGCGGTATTACCGCATGAAACGGCAGAAAGCGAAGGAGCAAGCCGGTGAATGACGAAATCAAGGTAAAACCTGTGGAGACTAAGCGACCTAGCATTATGATCGCTACTCCCATGTACGGTGGTATGTGTACGGGGACCTATGTGCAGGGCTTGTTGATGACCATGCAGAAGATGCGTGAGATCGGCGTCAACGTGGCATGGTGCCAGATCATGAACGAAAGCCTGATTACCCGTGCGCGGAACGATCTGGTGCGCCTCTTTCTTGAGAGTGAGCACGACTACCTTATGTTCATCGACGCTGACATTGGGTTCGACGGGGAGGCAGTCGCGCAGCTTATGCTGGCCGACAAGGACGTATGCTGTGGCATCTACCCCAAGAAGGAAGTGAACTGGGATAGCGTTAAGCGCGCTGCACAGACTAGCCAAGCAGACCTAGAGGACTACGCCGGGGCGTTTGTCTTTAACATGATCGGCGGTGCCCATCAGGAGACGGACGAGACAGGCTGCATCGAAGTGCGCCATGGCGGCACAGGCTTCATGCTCATCAAGCGGGGGGTGTTCGAGTTTCTGAAACCCTATGTGCCTACCTACCGCGTGTCGTCATTTAAAGACGAGAGTGGCGAATACGTAAAACCACTCACCTATGAGTTCTTCGCTACCAGCATCGACAATAGCGGCGCGCTGCTGTCGGAAGATTATCACTTTTGCGAGCTGTTTCGCAAACATGGCGGACAAATCCATGCCCACCCATTTGTCCGCCTGACCCATACAGGGACCTATATCTTTGATGGGGACATTTTGAAGAGCGGTGGCAACCTAAAGTAAGGAGCAAGTGAAATGGCTAAGAAGAAATTGGGATACGGTGAAAAGGCAGCCCGCATCATGGAGATGCTTAACCAAGGGGTGCCAGCGAAGCAAATCCGCCGGGAGCTGGGCGTAAGCCCTGCGTATATCTACGCCCTTAAAAAGCAGATGATCCATGCGGATACGCTGGAGCTAACCGAAGACATGAAGGAAACGCTGCACGTTATGTCGCAGGGTAAGGGTAAACCCAAGCCGGGGGAGTATCTCGTGGTTGAGGGTATGGTTAGTCCACAGGCAGCCTCCGGGCTAGTGTCGGCACCGCCGGTTACGGGCGTATCGGACCCCAATAACGTCAACGCTATCCTCAACGAGCGCGGTAAACGGTACGGAACTTTCTGGGGGCATGCCCAAATTACCCAAGACCTTAAGGCGGTGATGAGCGAGTTCTGTAGGCAGCGCAATAAGTCTTTTGACGTGGATCAGCTTGAAGCCCTTGAGATGATCTTCCACAAAATCGGGCGCATCCTAAACGGCGACCCGGACTACGCTGATAGCTGGATTGATATTGCCGGATACGCTAAGCTGGTGGCTGATCGTCTCGAAGGGAAAGTCCGATAAAATGACAGCGTGGTCGTACAGCAGCATCAAGACCTTTGACCAGTGCCCGAAGAAGTACTTTCACCTTAAGGTGGCTAAGGACGTCAAGGACGAGGGTAACGAAGCCTCTATCTATGGCAACGAAGCCCATGAAGCTGCTGAACACTACATCAAGCACGGCACCCCGATACCGGACAAGTTCAAGATTATGCGGCCAGTCGTAGAGACGCTGGCTAAGTTTCCGGGGGAGAAGCATACGGAGATGAAGCTGGGGGTAAAGAAAACCCCGGATGGCTTCAAACCATGCGACTTCTTCGATCCTGACGTCTGGTATCGGGGTATCGTGGACCTGCTGATCGTGGACGGGTGGAACGCCCACATGATCGACTATAAGACAGGGAAGAACGCCAAATACGCCGACATGAAGCAGCTGGACCTGATGGCAGGTGCGGTATTCGTGCATTTCCCTGACGTGATGCGGATCAAGTCGGGGCTGGCTTACGTGGTAAGCAACGAGTTCCCGAAGAAGACGCATGTCCGTACTGACTTAGGTATATACATGAACGTGTTCGATACGCAGCTTACGCAGCTTGAAGACGCGATGCAGGCTGGGGTGTTTAATCCGAAGAGCGGCCCTTTATGTGGCTGGTGTCCGGTGACTAGCTGCGAGCATCATAGACCAAGGAGAAGGTAATGGAGCAACAAGTATCAGACGAGGTGCAAGCAGCGATGAGCCTTAAGCTCATGGAAAACGTGCGCGAGCTTATCCGCGAAGAGATCAGGGCTGCACTGGAAGACTTTGATTTTATGTCCCGGACACGGGGATATGAAATAACTAACACCGTAATGCGGCACATGAACTGGGGCGACTATAACTTTAAACAGGCTGTACGACAGGTTGTAGCCGAGCAGATGCACAAGGTCTGACCGGTGATACCGAAGCCCGGTACGATGTTCGCCTTGGCGGTGGATGCACCCAATGCGGATATGGTCATCGCTTATCATGGGTGGCTGTATAAGTTCAAATACTGGGACATTAACACAGACCAGATGATCCTGACTTCCGTCGCCACCGGGAATGAGGTATATATAGACCTGACGACGTTTAAATTAGGTTACTTTAAGGAACTGGCTGATGCCCATGAAAGTGCGTAACTACCGCCGCGAATACGATGAGTATCAGGGGCGTCCAGACCAGATCAAGAAGCGCGCACAGCGTAACGCTGCCCGTGCCAAGATGATGAAGGCTGGCAAGGTCCACAAGGGCGACGGCAAGGACGTGGCACACGTCAAGGCGATTGACAAAGGCGGTTCCATCAAGGACGGTCTGCGCGTCGAGAGCAAATCGACTAACCGTTCATTTAAACGTGACGCGAAGAGGAACCTTGTTTCCGAGACGAGCAATCGGGAACGCAAAAGGAAGAAGTAATGCAGATTATTGACGATAAGGTGCTAGTCGTCAGGACGCAAAACCCCGATCCGATCCTAAGCACAATCAAAAAGTCGAAGCTATTGGAGACCCATCAGGGCGTCTCCAAGGTAGCCGTTTACTGGGGGATGAAGGAAGCCCGTGCGCTGGCTGCGTTGCGTAGCTTTGAGGTCCCATCCCGAATCCTTAAGGACTATGCGTGGACTGGGCGGCTGACGCCGTTTGACCATCAGAAGACCACCGCGTCCTTCCTTACGCTTCATGACCGGGCCTTTTGCTTTAACGAGCAGGGTACGGGTAAGACGGCCAGCGTCATCTGGGCAGCGGATTATATGATGCGGCGCAAAGAGGTCAACCGCGTCCTCGTTCTTTGCCCCTTGTCTATTATGGACAGCGCGTGGCGACAGGACCTGTTTAAGTTTGCTATGCACCGCTCGTGCAGCGTTGCGCATGGTACGGCCAAGCAGCGGGAAAAGATCATTAACGCTGGCTCCGAGTTCGTCGTCATTAACTTTGACGGGCTGGCCGTGGTCGAGGATGCCATCATCAAGGGTGGCTTTGACCTGATCGTGGTGGACGAAGCAAACGCATATAAGAACCCGCAGACCAACCGCTGGAAGGTGCTGAACCGTATCGTTAACGCACTGAGTCCGCGTCTATGGATGCTTACTGGTACGCCAGCAGCACAAAGCCCAGTGGATGCGTACGGTCTGGCTAAGCTGGTTAACCCGAACTGCCCGAAATATTTCACCCATTTCCGCGATAGCGTCATGTACAAGGTGACGCAGTTTAAGTGGGCGACACGACCGAACGCAGAGCAGACGGTGCATAAGGTACTGCAACCCGCTATCCGGTTCGAAAAGAAAGACTGTCTGGACTTGCCGGAAGTCACACACGTCGAACGGGAAGCGCCGCTCACGGCGCAGCAGATGAAATACTACAAACAGCTCAAGTCCGAGATGCTGATCGAAGCAGCGGGGGAAGAAGTCAGTGCGGTCAATGCGGCGACTAAGCTGAACAAGCTGCTCCAGATCAGCGGGGGTGCGGTCTATACGGATGATGGGTCCGTGCTGGAGTTTGACGTATCCAACCGCCTGAATGCCGTGCTGGAGGTGGTCGAAGAGGCAGCCAACAAGGTGCTGGTCTTTGTGCCGTTCACGCACACCATCGAGCTACTACGGGAACGTCTGGAGAAGGAGGGTATCTCCTGCGATGTCATTAACGGTAAGGTACCTGTAACCAAGCGCAGCCAGATCGTCACCCAATTCCAGACCCAAAAACACCCAAATGTACTGCTCATCCAGCCACAGGCAGCGAGCCATGGGCTTACCCTTACGGCGGCAGACACAATTATCTGGTACGCCCCGGTGACGTCAGTGGAGACCTACCTACAAGCCAATGCCCGGATCAACCGTCCGGGGCAGAAGAACGCGATGACCATCGTGCACATCCGGGGTAGCGACGTAGAGGCAAAGCTCTACCACATGCTGCAAAGCAACATCGACAACCACCAGAAGATCATCGACCTGTATCGACAAATATTAGGTACTACCCCTTGACACTGTAAAATGTTAAGATAATCTGGGTGTCGGTGAAAGGAGCAAACATGTCAGATGATATTAAAGACCTGCCGGTCGATGAACTCGTGCGCATCTACCGCAAAATCCGCAAGGCTGTGGAGGACCGCGAAGAAGCGTTCAAGAACGAGATCAACACGCTGAAAGGGCAGCTGGAGACAGTCGCCTCGACGCTGTTGGATATATGCAACCAGCAAAACGCTGATAGCATTAAAACGAAGCACGGCACGATTTCCCGCCGGGTGACCCAGCGCTACTGGACTACCGACTGGGGAACTCTATACGACTTCATCAAGGAAAACGATGCGCCGTTCCTCTTGGAGCAACGTATCCACAACGGGAACATGAAGCAGTTTTTGGATGATAACCCGGAAGCGTTCCCACCGGGTCTCCAGTGTGACCGTAAATACGCAGTCACCGTACGTAAACCCACGACTAAATGAGGCACTACCAATGAGCAATCTTACCATTTTTAAACAACCCGGTGCAGTTTCCACCGCTACCCGCCGCGGCATGACCGCTTTGGGTCAGTCTCTGGTTCAGCAAAGCACGATGCGCCGCATCGCTACCAACACCAATGGCACGTTTAAGCGTATCATTAACGGGGAGCAGATCGGCAACGCCATCCGTGGCGAGTTTAACGCCATCATCGTTGACGTGCTGCCGAAGGTTTCGCGCCAGTTTTACGCTGGCAAGTACGACCCCAATGCGAAGCCGACGCTGCCTGACTGCTGGTCGAACCTTGGGGATAAGCCGGAAGCCGGTGCGCCTAACCCGCAGTCCAAAAACTGCGCCGACTGCAAGCAGAACATCAAGGGTTCGGGCGATAACGGTGGTCGCGCCTGCCGCTTCCAGCGCCGCATTGCTATCCTTCTCGAAGGTGATCCGACCGGTGACGTGTACCAGTTCAACATTCCGGCTAAGTCGCTGTTCGGTAAGGGCACTGGTAACGTGCATCCGTTCGAAAGCTATGTGACCTATCTGGCCGGGAACAACGAAAGCCCGGACACGGTTGTCACCAACATCAGTTACGACCTGAACGCTGACAGCATGGAGCTGCTGTTCACGCCGCTTCGCGGCATCAGTGACGAAGAGTACGAGCTGGTGATCGCGGCGCAGAACGACCCGGAGACCAAGAAGTACATCCAGCTTACCGTTGCGCAAGCAGACGGTGTGACTGCGAAGCCCGCAGCCAAGGCTGAACCCGCCCCGCAGGTTGTCCGTTCTGACGAGCCGGATGATGAAGAGCCTGCCCCCGCACCCGCACCTGTTGCCGCAGCAAAGCCCAAGAACCCCTTTGACGCTGACGAAGCGGAAGTCCTTGAAGAACCGGTTAAGCGCACGGTTAAGAAGGAAGAAGCAGCTGTGGAGCCTAAGGCTGACCTGTCGTCGATTATCGACGCATGGGGCGCAGACGACGAAGGGTAATACTGTGAGCCAAGGTTACAGCCTTAAACTCCGCGACCTTAACCTTAGGGCATCCAGCAAACTGCTGGGTGTCCGCCTCGGGCGGGTGTGCATAAAGCACGATATCCCCGCCAGTCTGGTAGCAGAGCGGATGGGTGTATCTCGACAGACGGTCTATAACTGGTTCCGGGGCGTATCAAATCCCGGAACCAGCCTGACGGCTCGTGTCGAACAGTATATCTCGTCGCTTAACTAAGCGGGTTCCATCTAGTCGAGAAGCAGGCTTCGACCTGCCGGGGGAGCAATGACCACTTTTGACCTCTTAGATGCAGTGCAGCCAGCCGGTGGCTGGTATGCCGTGGTTGGCATCAAGGGCGTCGATAACACCAAGCAGTACCTTGTCGAGACGCGACAGGAAGTTGACGATATTGCCGCGATGCTGGTGCAGCAGCAGCGTAACGTGTTCTTCGGAGTAGCGAAGTATAAGGATGGATCAGGGCGCAAGAAGAGCAATGTTCAAGCGCTTAAGTCCTTCTGGCTGGATATCGACTGCGGGCCAACCAAAGCCGTAGTGAACGAAAAGACGGGGAAACCGGGAGGCTATATAGATCAAACCGCCGGGTTAACCGCACTTAAGAAGTTTTGCGCTCATATCGGCCTGCCCAAGCCGATCATCGTCAATTCGGGGCGCGGGTTACACGTATACTGGCCGCTGACACAGGAGATTACGCCTGACCGGTGGGAGCCTGTAGCGCACCGGCTGCGTGACCTGTGCGTGACCCATGACCTGTACGTAGACCCCGCGGTCTTCGAAACAGCGCGTGTCCTTCGGATACCGTGTACGTACAACTTTAAAGACAATCCAGCTACTACCGTATCAGTAATGACGGTAGGTCAACCCGTCTCATACGACGACCTCGTTAAACTACTGGGCGTTAAACCTAAGGCGAAGCTGCCAGCGGCACGGGAGCTGACCGCGCTGGGTAAGATGTTGCAGGAGTCATCAAGCAAGTCCTTTGCCAAGATCATGCGCCGCAGCGCTAAAGGCGACGGATGCGCGCAACTGCTGGACTGCTACCAGAATCGGGACAGTCTGTCGGAGGCACGTTGGTTTGACGCCCTGTCAGTGGCTAAGTTCTGCTCTGACCAAGATAAGGCGATCCATAAGCTGTCCGAGGGGCACCCAGACTACGATCCCGGCAAGACAGTGCAGAAGATCGCACATATCGAGGGGCCGCATAACTGCGCGACGTTCGACCGGAATAACCCCGGCCTGTGTGCGTCTTGCCCGCACTTCGGTAAGATCAAAAACCCTATTGTCCTTGGCATGGAAGTTAAAGCTGCCAGCGAAGAGGACTACGCTGCCACAGAGTACGTTAACCAAGATACCGGTAAGAAGGAGACGGTAGGTATACCGCCGTACCCGAAGCCTTTTTACTGGGGCGAAAACGGAGGTATTTGGAAAAAGCTAGCCGATCCCGAGGCAGACCCGGTGTTTGTTTATCAGGATCACTTATATGTCGTGAAGCGCATGCACGATCCGGCAGAGGGGAATGTTGTTGTTATGCGGCACCACACGCCGCTGGACGGGGTTAAAGAGTTCGTCGTCCCTAACAAACACGTCACTGACAAGACGGAGCTGCGCAAGGTGCTGTCGATGCACGACGTCATGGTCAGTGCCAAGCAGTATGACATTATTTTTGACTACATCATCACAGCCAACGGGCTGTTGCGAACCAAGGAAAGGGCAGAGCGTATGCGTACGCAGTTCGGCTGGGCCGACAACGATAGCAAGTTTATCATCGGGGATCAGGAGATCACCGCGCAGGGGAATTACTATAGCCCCCCTTCATCAGTTACGGAGAGCATCGCGCCACATCTAGCCCCGGCAGGGGACATGAAAAAGTGGCAGGAGGTCTTTAACCTCTATAATACACCGGGGCTGGAAGCCCATGCGTTTGCTGCGCTGACTGCCTTTGGTGCGCCGCTCCTGCGGTTCACGGGCCAATCGGGTGCAGCCATCAACGTCATTCACCCTAACTCTGGTACCGGCAAGACGACCATCCTCCATATGTGTAACAGCGTATGGGGACACCCCCGTGACCTGTGTTCGACGCAGAAGGATACGGACAACGCACGTATCCTGAAACTGGGTATCATGAACAACCTGCCCTACTGCGTGGACGAAATTACCAACATGTCGGGGATGGCTTTTTCGGACCTGATCTACGCTATGTCGAATGGTAAGGGCAAAGACCGTATGGAAGCCAGTGGCAATAGGTTGCGGGCTAACACCACCAAATGGCAGACCATCTCCCTGATGTCGTCGAACGCTGCCTTTTACGAAAAGCTACAGGGGCCGAAAAACACCCCGGACGGCGAAATGATGCGCATGATCGAGTATAAGATCGACTATGCGAATGTGCTTGACGTGAACCACGCGAAGGAAATGTTCGACCACCAACTGCTGGAAAACTACGGGCATGCCGGGCCGATCTTTGCTGCATGGCTGGTTAATAACAAGGAAGAGGCCGAAGCCACCGTGCGGTCCATTCAGGCAAAGATCGACCGTGAACTAAAGCTGACGCAGCGGGAACGCTTCTGGTCGGCAGTCGTTGCCGCCAACATTACGGGCGGCCTAATCGCCGTGAAGTACCTTAAGTTGATGAACTGGGACATGCAGCGCATCTATGAATGGGCGACTAAGATGATCTTGGCCCTACGTGAAGATGTGAAGCCGCCAGCTACAGACGTTGCCAGCATCGTGGGTGACTATTTGAACCGGCATATCAATAACGTGCTGGTGGTGGATGACGGCGTAGATCAACGCACGAACATGGCCATGATGCCGAAGATGGAGCCGCGTGGCGAACTCCTGATCCGGTTCGAACCTGATACGAAGAAACTGTTTATCGCAGCGAAGCCCTTCAAGCAGGACTGCGTGTCTACGCAGGTGAACTACAAGGAGACGCTGGAAACCTTGAAGAAGAACGGTGTGTTCGTCGGCACAGGGGTGAAGCGCCTGTCAAAGGGCATGAAGGTTACCACACCCGGCGTCTATTGCCTAATCTTTGATACAACGGTCGGCGGCTTTATCGACATTAAGGAGCTGGTTGGGGTGGACGACACCGACACACAAAGCGCGGACCAGACGGATGCTGGTGGAGGGAGTTAAGTACGATATTAACTGGAAAACCTTCCGACGGGGCACGTCTATCTTCATTCCGTGCCTTAACCCGAAGGAGGCAAAGCGTACCATAACGTGTGTCTGCGGACGCCTGCGTATCAAGATATTGATGAAAATCGTGATCGAGGATGGGATTAGGGGTTTACGAATTTGGCGTCAGTAGGTACTATATACCCGGAAGTTTGCTCCTTCCTTGGTTAACACCGATGGCCTCCCAGTCTGCACCGCTGGGGGGCCATTTCCTTTTAGCGGCCTTCGTATTTTCGCTTAACTGCGTTGAAGGTGCGGTTAAACTCCTTATACACCTCGTTCATATCCGCATGATACTCCTCGATGGAGAGGTATTCGTCGTTGCGGTAAGCCTTGCTCATGTCTTTCAGCTGGTCCTTGGCTAGGGCATAGGCCTCCATGACTTCGGCGTCCGTCTTCACAGGGTACTTGCGTTCGTTGGCCTTAAAATCCCGGTCATCCCCGGTTTCCACCGCGTCCTTATAGGTCGGGTAAATCTGGTCCATGCCGACCGTATTGCGGTAGAAGTTATTCATCGGTGCATATTCACCGCCCTTACCCGCGATTTTCATCAGCTCCGGCATTTCACCCGACGCAATATCTGCACCGAAGGCAAACAAGCCGCCGCCGTACTGCTTAGCAAGATACTGATACCATTCCGGCTGCCGCGACAAACCTCCAGCCACAGTCGTCGAACCGTTCGACATTGAGTTGACACCCCGGGCAAGCCACTTCCAAGCCTCGTTTGTGTTTTCACGGCCCATCTCGGAGCGCGGCATAGTCGTATACTTGTTGTCCCGGTAGATGGGGGAACCGAAGAAGCTGACGTTAGCCTCTGCATCGGTCAGCGGCTGTGCCGCATCGGGCAGAATGATGCTCTTGACCGAAGTCAGGAAGTCCTTGTCTGCCGAACCCTTCACCGGAAGAGCCATATTGCGGAACGCATCCATGGTGGTGACCGCTGCCTCCATAGGGGTGATGTCACCCTGCATCGCAGCCGCGATTTGTTCGCCAGTGTACTTTGCGAAACCCAGCGAAAAAGCTGTGGGGATAGCAACGTAGTCGTTAGTACCCGAACCGTAGTAGACTACGACACGGCTTTGGCGGGTGATATCGTTCACATCGAATATGTTCTTGCGGCCATCCTCGTCATCGTCGTCGCTGCGGAAGGCGTTCCAAAGCTGGAGCAAAATGCCCAGCTTGATGGCTCCAAGGATCAGCTTCCGCGCATTGCGCGAGGTCATCCCCTGATTGATGAACTTACGCCCACCTTCGACACCGGCACTAAAGAAGAAGAACCACGTATCCAGCACAGGTGCCCATTCACCACGACGCGTCAGGTTAAGCGAGGAGTCAAGTGCGAGGAGAGCAGCGCCTTCCTGACTAATGCCCGCATCCAGCGCAGCCCGGTAGGTAGCGAAGCGGGCCTGCATGTCGATAACCTGCGAGATGGTATCCATGAACTCCAGACCGGAGTTAGCCATAGCCAGAGCCGCCTTATCGGGACGGCCTTCCTGCATAGCCTTGATGGCTCCCAGTGCCTGATCGAAGGCTTGGATATGGTCCGCAGCGTTCATAACCATGGATTGGCCGACAGCACCACCGTCCTTAAGGAACTGGTCGAACAGAAGCGTGGTTTCTTCCATCTCCTGCGTCGTCGATCCGGGCACGAGGGCGTTAACCGTCTGCGCCAACTTAGACGCAGTTGGGTCCTTACTGGTCATATATGCCCGGGTTACTGCCGCCTGTACCGGGCTGAACATATACTTGGCTGATTGCGCAGCGATCTTTTTACCTTCGGCAGCGCCGCCCTTTACACCCTGTGCCGCAAGGTTTGTCAGGATAGCTTCTTGGAAGTCGCGCTGCCATGCAGTGCCAAGCAGGTAAGTCGGGTTGAACCGGGTCTTAAGCGACTTGATGCCGTTGCTGACATCTTGCACGCCCGGGATATGGACCGTCTTACCGAATACTTTCGTATCAGTACCCGTGAAGAACGCACCCAACTCCTTTGGCGTCATATTGGAGAAGGCACGGTACAGCGCATTACCAGCATCGCTGTTTTGGAAGTCAAGGTAGAAAGTCTCTCCGTCCTTCTTCACCACAAAGGCACGGTCACCGACACGGCTACCGTCAGTAGCACGATCCTTCATCGCGGTTAGGGCTTCACCCGACAACATGGTCGCACCCGGTGTCTTCTTTTCGGAGTATACCTTGACTACACCTTCGTGCGTCACCGGGTCTTCCAAAGCGTTGTCCAGAAGCTGCTGCGCCACGCGGTTGCGTTCGATACGGGCAATGGCATACTGCGCATCCGACATCAGGGTAAAGAGCGGGTTAGCAGGCATCGTCTCACGGCCCTTGGCCGTCAGATATTCACGGATGCGAGTGCGGCCACCTTGGCGGCGGAAATCTTCACGCGCTTCCTGCATAGCCTTCGTGGGATCGCCATCTTCGTTCATGTCGCCCTCAAGGGCGAAACCCTTCATCGGCGTGTAAAACGGCTGCTCCTTGCGGGTACGGGTCCATTCTTCCTGCGAGATCATACCCGCTTTGACGCGCTCCTTGCCCATATAGTCCACCAGTGCATCGTGCAGCTTGGCGACCTTCTTGAGGTCGGGCAGGAGACCTTCGCGCAGGAAGTGGTCGATGACGGCATCCGCATCAGCGTTAGTCATACCAGAACCGTCAGTAATCTGACCTTCGCTCCTTTTAAGGACCATCGCGTTACGATCCTTAGCCGCACGTGCCCACAGGTACATGCCGACATCCTTGGGATCGAGACCAAGCTCTTTGATCTTGTCTTCCAACGGGTCGAGGAACCAGCGACGGAGGCTCATCTGGTTGCCGATCTTGCGGCTTTCCAGTAGAGCGAACTTGTTCGCTACGTTCATGTTATCGGGCAGCGAAGTCACACCATATACCGCAGCAAGCGCACGGGTATAGTCCGTCGCATCCTGATACTTGTAGTTCAGCTTACGAAGCGCAGCGGACCCCATACGACGCACACGGCCTTGCAGGTCCGTGGCGAAGCCAACCGTGTCAATCAGCGGACGCTGTGGGCTGGCAGGCTGACCACCGGGGATTGGGGGTGCCGGGATGCGTGAATAGAGCGGGCCGATAGACTCATCGACCATATTCTGAAGGGTCTGCGACCCCTTGTCTTCCCGCTGCGCAAACTCACCATTGGCGATGGCTTCCATGACGGCATTTGCATCGCGCAGGTTTTGACTAAAGAAAAAGTCACGGATTGAGTTCAGGAACTTCTGGATGCGGGTGAAGACGTTCTTCTTGATCGGCAGCCTCTGCCGTTCTTTCATCCATGCACGGAACAGTTCCGCTACACGCTCTTCTTCACGGGTCGCTCTGCTTTCTTTACTATAGGCAACGCGCACAACCGACCGAAGGGCGACGTCCTTATTGGCAACGCGCACAAGTGCCTGCCATTCTTGGTCCGTAAAGAAGCCGTGGTCCTTAAGGTAATGGATAAGCTCATGATACATGACGCCTTCCATTTCCGCCTGATTGCCCATAGCCATGCGGATGATGCTGTCCATGGGGTTATAGCTACCGCCCGCCTGACCCCCATTAAGGATGTCCTTAACGATGATGTTGATATCATTGAAGCCAAGTTTAGACAGGGCTTCACGTAGCTTGTTCCGTGCTTCCTTAACACTCTCCGCTTTTTCTTCGTAGGCTGCACGCTCTTCGGGCGTCATTAGCGACCGCATAGCCTGTTCAGCGTAGCGGTCCTTAGCCTTTTCCAGTTCTTCTTGGATGCGTTCGGCGGAGGCATTCTTCTGTTCCGCCGCGTTAGTCAGCAACTTGTAAGCCTGTTCGCTGATCTGCGGATCGCGTTCGCCATCTTCATTGTACATGGCGTTTTCGATATCTTCCAAGACCGCATCATACGGATCAGCCTGCGCCTTCCGCGCACCTTCTTCCTGCTGGGCTAGGAGGATTTCCCGAATGTTGTTTGCTACTTCATCACGCTGATTTTCGCGCTGATTATCCAGCATTTCATCAAGCGCGGCCATGGCTTCGTCCAGCTTTTCAGCATTGGGGACGTCTTCCAGACGGGAGTTGATTTCAGCTACATCGTCTTCGTCGATAAGCCCATCTCGCTGATATTGCTTCATGAGCTTGCGAAGTTCTTTCATGTTCTCCGCGTTATATACCTCTTGGGTAGCATCATCGTACCGTGCGTCATGCTCCTGCATGTCCGGGTGTTCGTCGATTAGGTCTTCGACATCGACTTCCTCTTCCGGCGCAGGCTCTTCTTCAAACTGCGGCAGCGTGACGTCTTCTTCGACGGCAGGCTCTCCTTCTGCTACCGGCGCTTCTTCGGCTACCGGCGCTTCTTCGGCTACCGGCGCTTCTTCGGCTACCGGCGCTTCTTCGGCTACCGGCGCGGGTTGTGCAGCAGCTTCGCGTTCAGCCTGACGCTGGCCCGCTTCGGGAATCATGCCCTCGATTTCAGCCGCGTCACCGCGCAGGATAGCCATCTCCTGTTCGTCCGGCCCCACCCAGCCGTTCTTGTCGGCCAGTTCGATGAAGGCTTTGTACTTGTCGCGGATCGCGGGGTTATTGGCGATACGGTTGAAGGCCGTTTGGCGTTTGGTGTCTTGTTCCTGTTGCTGCTGCGCTGCTGCTGCCTCTTCAGCATCCAAACGCTTCTGGTATTCCCCTTCAGGACCGAACACACTTTCGGCAGCTTCAAAACCATAAGCACGGCTGGCTTCTTCACGGGTCATCGGTTCCAAACCGCGCCGTTTAAGGTCAGCGTTGATCTTATTGATCTTGTTCTTACCCTTGATTGCCGGGTCGTACAGCGTCGGCTCAATGATATTCATGCGGGCAACGGCAAGTTCGTTGTCGCGCAGTTCATTCACCTGCCCTGCGGTTGTCTCAAGGTCTGACTGCTGCCGCATCCAGTCACGGATAGTCGCGGTTTCTTCTGCGTTCGGCCTAAGGCCGTGCATGAACATCAGGTTTTCAAACGCACCAAGGTGGTCGGTAACCGGGGCTTGTAGCGTCTGCTGCAACAGGTCCATACGCAGTTCGCGTTCAGCCTGCGCCTCCTGCGCATTTTGATTGATCTCATCTACTACGCTAGTAGGTATAGGAGGAGTAGCAGTAGTCGTTGTTTGCGCGGGTTGTCCGGGGGCTGGAGCCGTCCCAGCGGGAGGCGCAGTCATAAAGTCCAAGAACTCGTCATGAACTTTCCGGGCTTCATCCAGCACCAGCATGCGGGCGATCTTGGTCTCTTCCGGCAGCTTGGCACGGTTCAGGGCACGGGTCTGCCCCTTAAGTAAGGTATCCGCCGCCTCGGTATCACCCGATGCCATCGCGCTCGTCAAACGACGGTTGATGCTGTTGATGTATGTATTCAGCCCTTCATCAGGCTGCGTGTTACCCAATGACTGGGCCAGACGTTCGCCAATAGCCTGTCGGGAAAAGGTTTCCGGGATATTCAGGTTACGAGCAGTTTCATCCTGCACGCGCCGCGCTTCGATATCGGCAATGGGCATACGACGCAGCATGCCCTGCTCGTTACGGACAACTACATTGCCTTCGGCATCGGGGGCACCGATAACATCAATGCGCTCACGCACAGTCTGCGTCGGATCATCCTGCTTCGCAGTCGCAATCGTGTAGGATGCGAGTGGAGGCTGGGCAGCTTGCTCCATAGCCTGTTGGCGGTTCTTTGCCGCGCGTTCGCCAAGGATGTTGGAAACCTCAAAGCCGCCACGGACCGTGGCACCGACGGCGCCGCCAAGCAGTGCGTTTTCAGTCACGCCTTCCATAGCAGCTTGCTGCGGGTTGTACGCCTGCTGTTCCAGCACGTTCTGTGCGAGCTGCGTGCCACCTTCCTGCAACGCCTCCGGCGCAAAGCCTCGACCCACCAGACGGCCAGCCGCGGTAGCATCCAATGACGCAGCCGTACGGGCCAGCGTCTGCTTAACTGTTTCACGTGAAACACGCCCTGCGGTCAGGTCGGTAAGGAGGCTATTAATTCGTTGCTGCGTCGCAGTGCGTGCAGCGGGAGGAAGGGCATCCACCATACGCCCTATGGGCAGCAGTTCAGTCAGTCCAATGGCACCGCCACCGAGCTGCACAAACTTACGTGTTGTCGGGTCAACCTTTTGGCCGGTTTGCTTTTCGAACTCGTCCATCTGCTGGCGAGCTTGCGTCGCACCCTGCCCGGTACCAAGGATAGCCTGCGCACCACGGGTGATAAACGGGGCGGCCTTGGTTACTGGAGCCAGACGACGTCCAGCTACTTCCGTAGCCACAAAAGGAAGGATGCTACCTAACCCGCCGCCAAACGCCTCGATATTGCGCTGGAGGGGGTCAAACTGGGCAGTCTCCGCCTGTTCCAGACCAAGAGCTTTTACAAGTCCTTTACCTGTAGCTTCCGACCGTTTGGCAAGTTCTTCACCCCGTGCACCACCAATACCCAAGGTACCCGGAGCCTGAAACAATCCCTCGATGGCACCGCGGGGAATAGAGGCCAGACCACCAGTGATGCGTTCCCCAAGGGTAGGGGCAGCAGCGCGCTTGCCCGCCTTCTGCATGTACTGGCGTTCTTGACGGATAAGGTCCAGCTTTTCAGCCGTGTCTTCCCGCAGCTTTTGACGCAGTTCCTCACGTGCAGGTGTACCGCCCAAGAACCGACGCGCGGACTCCAAGAAGCCGCCAACACCTTCGGGAGCCTTACCCAGCTCCTTTTCACCCTTGGCAGCCCGGGCACGGAGGCGCTTCTCCTCTGCCGCCAACTCGGTTTCGCGCTTCGCCACGTCGCTAGGTACGGCACGGGGAGCTTGTGTTCCACGTGAAACGATAGCCTTAAGATCGGCAGCAGTTGCTCCTGCGGGGGCTTCGATGGTGTACCGCTTGCCCCCAAGCTCATAAATGTATCGTTTCAAGGCCATGACGTACCTTACTTAATCTTAGTCAGATTCGCTAATAATTCTTCCCTGATCTACGATGGCCTGCGAACTAGTCTTTCTGCGACCTTCAAGCCCGAACTCACGACGGTGGGCTTTTTTAGCGGGGATGTTTGCTTCGCTATATGGCAGTCCAAGCCTATCAAGATACGCTCTACGCACTGCTTGGGCTGACTGAACCGTAGTAGTCGCGTCCGTTAGCGCATCTTTAACCTTACCCTTAGCGGGCTTACCTGCACGAACCCAAGCACGCCGTGCCAAAGTCAACTTAGTGGTAGCCTCGTTTTCTTCCTTTTCGAGGCTCTTTATGTCCTTGATCGCCGTAGCTGTAAGCCGTTTAGGCCCCCCACCACTACCACCATCAGAGCGCAGGCCAGCGCGGTAGTTTTCGCCCGCCTCGTTAGCCTGAAACTTCCGCCAGTCGTAAGCACGTTCTTTTTCAGCTTCCTCGCTGCGGAACGTACGGCCCGTCTCTTCTTCGTAGCCCTTAATGCCAAGGCCCTGCATTTCCAGAGCTTGTGTTGCGCGTTGCGCCGCACGGGTATTCTTACCCTGCTCCAGATCAAGGAGACCTTTCTGGATTTCACGCTCTTCGGCGCGACGGTCACGAGCACGTTCGGTCGCTGCACCAAGCGCGGGTACCAACGCAGCGCCGATGTTTTGCAGCGCATACGGAGAGTTACCGGCCATCATACCAAAGCCAGCCTCAGCCATAAGCTGGGCTATATCCTTGCGCCGCTGATCCTTGCGGTACTCAGGGCTACGCCGACGGAGGTAGTCAGCTTCTGCTTCTTCCTCGTACTTGGTCTGCGGCGCACCAAAGAGCGCATCACGGATAGCAAGGTTAGCCAGCGGGTCCTTATAGTTGTAGCCGTAATAGGTATCCGTATCACCACCTTTAGCAAACGCAACCAGACCGCCACCGGCATAGCCGTCATCAAAGCCACCGTTACGCGACTCGTCGAACATATCATCCGGCAGAGGTAGCGAGGAAAGTCCGCCGCCAGCTGCGTAAGGAGGAACCATACCACCTTCCGCCATACCAAGTCCGGCAGCTTCAGGCGCAGGCATAGTTGCGGCTTGCGGAGTAGCACCAAGACCTTGAGGGGCAACCGGCATCTGCGGCTGCGGACTTAAGAGTTGTTGCGCAACGGTCTGTTGGGGTACCTGCTCCTGCGCGGCAGCGGCACGCATACGCTTGATATGGTCAGCGGCGGCACTAGCAACGAGCACACCATACGGACCCAGCGCACCTATAGCAGCTGCTTGTGCGATCCTTGGGATATCGCCACCGAACTGTTCCGCGACTTCCTTATAGTTAAGGTCAAGCATGTCTTAGCCGCCCCTGTACATGTTGTAGAGACCCGCCGCACCCAGACCAGCACCAGCGATCTGGCTGAACGTGGACGGCGAAGGTGCGTACGTTGTAGACGTCGAAGACGGCGTGACTGGCACACCCCGCAGCAGGCTGCTGTACTGCTGGAGCATTTCCAGAGGATAATCGCGCTGACGCAGGAAGTCCTGATAAGCCAAGTCAAGCTGACGCTGCTGCATCTCCTGCGGCATGGCCGCCGCCTGCTGCTGTGCACCGAGCCGTGCGAGGTCGGCGTTCTGCTGTGCCTGACCGATGTTGGTAAGCGTCTGACCCATCTGACCAGCCTGCGCAAGACCAGCCAGCCCCTGCTGCGCACTGAACTGGCGCGACTGCTCCGCCATGCGCTGCGCTTCGAGCATAGCCTGCTGATTGGCTAGGGATGCTTGCGTACCATATTGCGCACCAAGACCCTGTGTCTGGAGAGCAGCTTGGAGGTTCTGCGTACCCGCCTGCTGACGCGCCGCACGATCCCGTTCGAATTGCATCTGGGCGCTTTCGTACGCAGACTGCAAGCCACGGGCCTGAATATCGCCCATCTGCTGACCGAGATTACGTTCACGCTCCAAGGACGCAAGTAGCTGACGGCTACCACCATAGGACCCCTGACGGGCAGCGCCGAGGTCTTCCGCAAGCTGGCCGCGCTTCGCGCTGTACACGGCTTCCCGCATCTGCGGTTCCAGCGCCTGCTGGATGAACGGCGACATATACTGCGCAGCTTGCGCACCGCCGAACTGCTCCGGGCCTTCCATCTGGAAATAGTTAAGGCGCGGCCCGCGCACCTGCTGGGCATAGAACTGGCTAGGGTCGTATTGACCCGCCTGTAAGGACCCAAGACCTGCGGCAGTAGCCAGCCCTGTAGCAGAACCGAACTGATCCGGCGTCTGCATCCCAAGTACGTTCTGCTGGACCCGCTGCTGTTCCGGGGTGTACCCGGCAATACGTTCCTGCCCGTAAGGAGTGTAGCCCTGCGAAAGCAAAGACTGCCCGCGCTGCATCATAGTCTCAAAATACGGGCGTGCGTATTCCGGGAGGTTAGACTGGGTTACTTCCTGTTTGACCGGTTGACTGCTACCGCCCTTAGCCATCTTGACCTCCAAGACCCGTTTCAGCCACGGGCAATTCGAACACCTGCCACAATACACGATAACCGTCATCACGGAAAGCACGGGAGAGGCCCGCCCTACCGGATGCCTCGATTACGTCGCATTCATTATCCGCTGCCCAATGCTGGAGCATTTTCAGCATGTCGTCTTTCCAGCTAAACCCGTCATTCCCCGCAAGGAAAACCAGATCAAGGCACTTTTTACGCGGATACTGCCAAAACCGCGTCACAGTAATCCCAGCAATTTCGTCACCGTCTAACACAATCCAGAGCTGGGCTTCCCCGTTTGCCACGACGGCAAAAATATCCTCCGGGTAGTATCGCCCGAACGTATACTCCGCAGCCTTATGCAGATGCGGAAATACCTTAGGCCACAACCCTTCGATAAACTCGGTCGGGACGAGGGACACCTGCATTAAGCAAGGCCCCGACGTAGTTTAGTGTCTTCGCCTCGGTCTGCCCTCTTCCGCGCCTTATGAGCCTTATCCATAAGAGCGTATAGCTTATCCGCGCCGCGCTTAGGGTTACCCTTACCAATACGTTTCACAGCATGGGCAGGGACAATGACTTCATCACGGGCGACGCGAGCCGGTTGGTCGCTACCGATACGGGCAGGGATACTATCACTTACCCCATCCCCCGGACCATCAACCGCTTTACCACCGATCCCACGCAGGATTTCCTTACCAGCGTTGCTGCTACCATTACCGATTTCAGACACCGTGCGAGCGTCGAGCACAAAGGCTCCGTCCGACAATTCGATTTCGCCACCGTCCGCATAGCCCGTGCTTTGGTCCCCCATAAAGGGTACCCACCGCTGGCCGTAGAGGGGTGTCGTATCTTTCTTTTTACCTGTACCCGGCATCAAATAGTTTTGGAGGATCGGCGTGCCCGGCGCAGTTGCCGTGCCCGGCTGCACAAGCTCACCAGTCACATTGCGGATTTCCGGCACGTCGACACCGAAATAGTCCCGTTCCTTGGTAGAGGAAAGCAAGTCGGCAGTAGTCGGTGCAAACGTAGCGGTGCGCTGTTGCGCAACGTACGGACCAGCATAAGAGTTATCAGGACGCATGGACGAAGGTCCCGCAACACCGGAAGGTGCCATAGCACCGCTGACGCCCTGCATAAGCCCGGAAGCTGCCAGCATGGGAGCAGCCTTACCGACGATACCGCCGGGGAGACCCGCACGAGCGGTTTGTGCAAAACTACCAAAGAAGCCCGGGTTTGCGGCTTGGTAGGCCCCTGTCGGAAGTCCAGAAGCTGCGGCAGTCTTAGCGGCATCTGCCGTGATCCCACCAAGCGTTTGGGCTGCGGCGCTCGTGACACCTGCACCCATATTCGCACCGAGGATGCCTGCTTTGTCGCCCAACAACCCAAACGCATTACCCCCAGCGAGCTTACCCCCCAAACCAGCAGCGCCCGCGAACGAAGCGCCGCCAAAAGCACCAAGACCAGCCATGAGGCCCTTCTTAAGCGAGCCAGTAGCAGCGGTGTTGCCTAAACCTACGATACCAGCAGCAAGCGGAGCACCTACACCAGTAGCCGCAAGGGCTGCACCAAGGATGGTCGGCAGCAGCTTACCGAGGAAGCCAGCCTCCGGGAGGCCCGTATCAGGGTTAATGGTAAGCGAACCGCCATGCGCCATAGCCAGCCCTTGGAGGCTATTAACCTCGTCCGGCGTCATGTGCACAAGCATGGTATCTTGGCCCCGCCCATGGGACTGAAGCTGCTGGGCTAATGGGTTCGCAAGCACAGACAGACCACCCTGCGAAGGGAGACCACCGGACCTGCCGGGTACCTGTTGACCAAGCACAGGAGGATTGCCGACGGTCGCAGGCGCACCGCCAGCTGGGGTGTATGTCGGAGGAGCAGCCTGAATGTTCATCCCAATTCCCTACCTTGTGCCTACGCTTATAGCGGCAATTTGCTTAAAACCAAAGCCCTTACACATCACGCAGCTCTCGATACAAAGAACGCTTCGACAATAGCCGACGGTGTAGCCGGAATAGCCGGTGTTACCCCCGCCGAATAAGTCACGGCAGGGAGATGTTCCATGACAACACTTGTGCTGGTCGTGCACCACATAACTTCGACCCAGACACCCGCTGCCTCCGCAAACCCGCTGAACGGCGTAACTGCGACCAAGAAGGACGGGTCGCCTGTGGATTTCCGAGCAGGGATGGTGAACTTACTATTTGAATTGGGCACATCGACGGTAGTCGTACCGTTATGGTAGCGCAGCCAGATGTCTACGGACTGGGCATCGTTAGTTGGGTTTTTAAACGATAAGCTGTACGTCAGCATGTAGATGCCGGGAGCCGAAAAGGTAATCCGTGTATCGTTCGCACCTGTGATGGAGATGCCATCCGTGAAACTCGTAATCTCAAGTTTCACGGCGTAGGCTTGGTCGATAGCCGCCGCTGTCTGGTCCACGTTGCTTATGAACTGGTTATGGGGGAAGTAGACGTCCGTCCCGTTCCCATGCAGATTGCCACCGTAGAAATCATCAGCCGTATAGGCTTGCGCATGGTTCGGCGTGTTGCTGTCCATCTGGGAGAAGTAGGTTTCCAAGACGCGGATAACCTGCCGCATGTACTGTGCATCCCATTGCGCCGGGGGGTTAGGCAGTGGTGCTGCCTTGAACTTGTCCATCGCCATTAGCGGGTTCCATCCGGTCGGGCGTCAAGGCGGGGAGCACCGAGTTGCCATTGGACACCAAGATTTTCGGAACGGATTTTGAACGCCATCTGCCTTGCCCGCGCACGCATAAAGACCTGATCGGTATACCGGCCAACCGAGGTTTCGATGACGCGCTGAGTGTCCGCAGGGTCCGAGCTGAACGCACTTCCGGGGAAGTTCCGGGGTCGAACTTGAAGGGTAACTTCTGGGCTGTTGGCAGTGGAGTTGTTGAAGTCAACGTCAGGCAGGATGCGTCGGACGAGCATGAACCTATCGCCGTCGTCGAGGTCGAAGTCAGAAGATTGGATGTAGCTATCCATCGGTGCGCCATCGTCGTCTAAACCATCCTCATGGTTGTACACATAGCCATTGCCCGTCGTGACGTTGTTGCCGTCAACGGTGATCGTCGTATTCGCAGCCAGTGGGAACTGGCGCAGCGGAGTATCCAGCCAAGCCGTGCGGTCCACGTAGCCGTAGTACCAGATGCGCTCCAGATGGTTATAGATCACATAGGCGTTGTTATAATCGCTGTCGGCAGTCGGGTAGAACCACCAGACTTCATTCCACTGCTCGTTGGTGCCGCAGACGACCTGATCGGACTGATCGAAGTTAATGTTGCTGAAGATGTGGTCGCGCAGGGTGCAGGGGAGCGTTTCGACACGGCCCGTATAGGCGTAGAACTTATCCTGCCCCATCCAATAGGTGATGTTGGCCGCAGACGCCATGGCGCGGGGAGACGCGACCGAGATGTTATCGGCATATTCCTGCAACCCGAACACGTCCAACGTGCCGAGGAACTGGAGGGTATAGAGGTTGGTGTCGGTCCAGATCAGGACTTCCTGCCGGGTAGGCATACCGCGCACGATGCGCGAACCGCGAGACACACGGAGATCACCAGCCGTGTTGGTCTGGCTTGGTGTCCAGTCCCCCGGCGTATCTTGGTCAGCCCAGCGGATCAGAAGCGGATCGAAGTCGGCAGCACTTGTCGAGCCAAACGGCACAGCGCCAAGGGCCAGCAGGTGTTTGTCCTGCTGGGATACCAGCAACTGCATAACTTTTACGGGAACCGCGTTGGGGTCGAACCCTTCGCCGTCGGCATAGTCCTGCAACGTGATGGCATGCGTACCAAGAGCATTGGTAGGATCAGTGGTCGTCCCACGGACCCACCAGTAAGGTGCCCCATTGCGGATATTCATCGCAAGATCATTGTCAAAGTTATCGAACCACCAGTCCTGTTGGGGGAGGTTAACACCCCCAGCGGTAGCCCCAAGACCCCAAGCGTCACGACCCCAAGTACCGGCACCCCAACCTACACCTTGGATGCTGATGGCATTACCCGGTTCGATTTCCACCTGTACGGTATACCCGGAACCACTGACCGAGGTGGTGGAGGACGCAGAGGTAGAAGTGGTAAAGGTAAAGCTGTTCGCACCCGTCTTGGTAATCGTACGGACGCCGTTAATCTCCGTGATCGGGATACCACCAAGAGCCGACACGAACCCAGCAATCTTAACAGGTTCGCCTGTTTGCAGCCATGCAGGTAGAGCAGTTGTCGTGGTGACGGTGACTAGAGCAACGCCAGTGCTAACCGCAAAGGTATTAGACCCAGCGAGCGCCGTGCCGAACGGGGTGATGTCGTAATAGTAGCCACCGTTTTCGATATAGACCTTCTCGTTCGTGCCGACCGCAAGCAGGTTGTCGCTATAGGTCGTAATCCAGTTCCACATCTGGCGGCAGACGCCTTCGTAGGTTTCAGGCGTAGCCTTGGCCCATCCACCGATCTTTTGTGGATAGCCGGAACGGAACCTGATCTTGTCGCACTCGTACCAGCCGCCCTCGTTGGAGTAATCGGTCTGGTCTCGGTTGACGCCCGGTTTGAACTGGAGCTTGATGAAGGCCACTTAGTGCTCCTTAGGTATAGGCAAACGAAACTTGGCCACGTGCGCCGCCACCAGATACTGCGCTGCCGTAATCTGGGCCACTACCGCCGCCACCGCCACCCGGAGCAGTACCAGCAGTAGCACCAGCCCCACCAGCCCCACCACCCGGCGAGGCGCCAGCACCACCCCAGCTGCCAAATGTTGGGTCAGAATTAGCAAAACCATTAGAACCTGATGTGTTAGTATCGCCGCCAGTCGCCGTTCCTCCAGCACCACCAGTGGTCGTCGTACCACCGGCACCACCATTAGCGGTCATGCTTACAGAGCCACCAGATACAGTACCGGAAACACTAGAGGCGTTACCGTTGAACCCTGTGCCACTGCCGCTGCGACCCGCCACGGTTGCGCCAACCGTATAGGTCATTGTGTTGCCACCAGTGACAGCAATAGTTTTAACCGAGCGGGCACCGCCGCCGCCGCCGCCGCCAGCTGTGGTAGCATTAAAGCCACCTGCGCCGCCACCGCCATAAATAGTAATGACGACCTGCGTGGCCCCCGACGGGACTGTTTCGGTAGCCGCCGTCCCGGTGGTGTATGTGTTCGTAACAGGAGTGAAACCCGCCGACGCCGCCAAGATTGCCATTTGAATACCACTCATCGGATGGCCCTTACCTTATGACTTCATGATGTAGCAAAGCGCATAGTACGGAGGCAGGTTTGCGTTGGTAGCGCTTGACCCTTCCGTGCTGATACCGACAGAAATACCCGTGGTCGCAGACGACGTCGATCCGTTTTGAGCGGTGGAGTTAACACCCAACTGCGTCTGCACTGTACCACCGGAGGAAGTTGAACCCGGTAAGTTGTGCGTGTGGCCCGGATCAGTAACGGTAGCAGTATGGGTGTGGCTGACCAGTGTGGCATTTGCAGAACCGCCCGTCGAACCGACAGCGTAAGTAGACCCCGCACCGACCACGAACCGGTCACGGAGGTCGGGAGTGCTATTTGTACCGTCGCAGAGTACCCAGCCAGCCGGAATGGAAGCAGCGGAACCAGACCACAGCAAGATAACGCCGGATGGCACTGCACTGATCGCAACGTCGCCAGACCCAAGCAGAGAGGTACCGTTGACCGTTTTGATATTCGTACCCGAAACGAGCGTAGCCTGCGCACCCAGTGCCGTGCGGGTGTCAGCCGCACTAAGAGCGGAGACGGTGTTGTCTGCGTTGAACCGGGGGAACGTGACCGCGCTCGGGTTGGTGATCGTAAAGAGATTACCGCCAAGGGTCGTAGCGCCAAGGTTCGTACGCGCACCCGAAGCAGTGTTAGCCCCCGTGCCGCCATCGGAGATGGCAAGGTCCGTAATACCTGAAATTGACCCGCTGGTGATCGTGATATTGCTGATATTGCCGCCAGTAATCGTCACATCGTTCGCGTTCTGGACAGCCAGTGTACCCAGACCAAGATTTGTCCGTGCACCCGAAGCGGTGTTGGCCCCAGTGCCACCTTGAGCGGTAGCAAGTGCCGTGCCCAGCGTCAGCGATGTCAGGTGGTTAGTTACGTCTACGACGTTAGTACCATCCGTATAGACCCACATGGTCTTACCAGCGGGGACGGTGATACCCGAGCCAGCCGCAGTCTTAACCACGATGCTGTCAGCGCAGTCGTTCTGAACAATATAGGGTTTTTCGATTGACGGTACGACAAGGTTACGGGTCGAACCCCCTGTAGTCCCGGTGCAACGCAGACGCACGTTGCGGGCAGTCTGGGATGAGTTGGTGTCCGTCAAAGACAGCGTGACGTTGCCGCTGGCAAAGGTGACATCAGCCGAGCCGATAATGGCTTCTTCGATGGCGGTGCCAAGGTTAAGGTTCGTCACCGTGCCCCATGTCGTCGAGTTCTCACCCGTCGTCATAAGCTGGATTTTAAGGGTGCTGTACGTACTAGCCATCTTCGTTCCTTACGTTGGGATTTCTACCCAAACAACAGTATTGCCGTCCACTACCTGTACCCAGTTCCCACTTTGGGAATCGTTAATCGTTTGCCAGTTCGGCGTCTGAGTGTCGTCTATACCAGACCATCCAGCACTTTGCGAGTCATTAACACTCTGCCAGTCCGGTGTCTGGACATCGGTAACTTCCTGCCAGTTCGGTGTCTGAGCGTCGTTAATTGTCGCCCATACGCCAGCCTGTGCGTCATCGACTGGTACCCACATCGGGACCTGTGCATCGTTGATCGCCTGCCAGTTCGGTGTCTGTGCGTCGTCAACCCCGTTCCAGTTCGCTGTCTGGGCATCGTTGACAGGAATCCAGTTCGGGTCCTGTGCCGGAGTAATCGGGTTCCACTTGGGGATTTCAACAGTACCGACCTGCCCAGCAGCGGACACACCGAGAACGGTGAGGATAGCCCTGCCGCTAACAGTAACGGTGCCGACAGACGCCGCAGCCGAAACCCCGGAGACAACGACCATAGTGCCGGTATCAGCAGTGGCCGTACCAATCGTACCCGTAGCGGCTACGCCAGTAACCTCAACCTGTTGGCCAATTACAACGTCTACGGTGCCGACGGTACCCGTAGCGGAAACACCTGTGACATCTACATCTGCACGAGCAGCTGTATCGACGGTACCAACCAGACCATCTGCGGCTACGCCCGTTACGCTGACGTTGGTATTATTCCGAACTTCGACTTCAAGCCCAGAGAACGGAACAACGGAGAAGCCAGAGAAGCCCAGCAGAGCTGTGTTGTCTACGTTCCCAACGGCCTCGCTGACGTCACCGATCTCCCCAGTGGCGGAGACACCAACAAGTTCGGTGTTGGCTTTAGCTTCGACCGTAGCAGTACCGACCGAGCCAGTAGCCGATACGCCGGTTACGTAGTATGAAGAGCGAGTCGTTACATCGCCTACAAAACCATTGGCTTCTACACCGGTAACCGTGAAATTCGTATCGGTGGTTACATCAGCGGTGCCGACAAGGCCGTTGGCCGAAACACCAGTGACTGAAACGTTAATCCGCTGGGGTGTCTCGACCCCAGAGAAGGGCACGGATGCGAAGGGCGAGAAGCCCAACACCATCGTGTTATCGACGTTCCCGACGGCTTCGGTAACGTCACCGATCTCCCCAGTGGCGGAGACACCGGAGACAAACACCGTCTCGACGTTGGTGGTAGCAGTGCCAACAAGACCGCTAGCCGAAACACCGGTAACTTCGACGTTGGTGTTATTACGAACCGATTCTTCTACGCCCGCAAACGGAACAGCGGAGAAGGGCGAGAAGCCCAACACCATCGTATTATCAATGTTGCCGACAGCCTCGGTTACATCTCCGATCTGCCCGGTGCCTACGACGCCTGTGAGTGTGGTGTTGGCTTTAGCTGAGGTATCTACTGTACCGACTGCACCAGAAGCAGAGACCCCAGTAACTGCAACCTGCCTGCCGAGCGCGACAAAGACGGAACCAACAAGCCCCGAAGCGGAGACACCAGTTACGAGGACGCTGATGCCCGTACCAACCTGAACGGTACCAAGTAGCCCGTTAGCAACCACGCCGGTCAGAGTGGTATTGGCTTTACCAGTTTCGGTGGTGTCCCCGATAGCACCAGTGGCAGCAACGCCAGTTACGCTTACATTGGTATTATCCCGCTGTTTGGTCTCGACCCCAGAGAAGGGCACGGATGCAAAGGGCGAGAAGCCCAGCACCATGGTGTTATCAACGTTCCCAACGGCTTCGCTGACATCACCAGTTTGCCCAGTGCCTTCAACACCTGTGGGCGTAGTGTTAGCTTGGCCGGAAGTAGCTACAGTACCGACGGCACCAGAGGCCGATACGCCAGTGACGTAGTAACCAAAACTGAACGATACCGTGCCAATCGCACCAGTAGCGAAAACGCCGGTTACACTGGTACTTGCGCCAATACCGACCTGAACCGTGCCGACTGATCCATTTGCAAAGACGCCGTTGACTTCGGTATTGGCTTTAGCGGAAATAGCGACCGTGCCGACTGCACCTGTGGCGGATACGCCAGTTACGCTTACATTGGTATTATCCCGCTGTTTGGTTTCAACGCCGGAGAAGGGCACAGCTGCGAAGGGCGAGAAGCCCAGCACCATTGTGTTATCAACGTTCCCAACGGCTTCGGTAACGTCACCGATTTGTCCGGTGCCTTCAACACCTGTGGGCGTAGTGTTAGCCTTAGCAGAGATGGTTACGGTACCAACTGCACCAGAGGCCGATACGCCAGTGACGTAGTAGCTAAATCTGAACGCTACAGTGCCAATTGCACCGGTAGCGGAAACACCGGTTACGGTTGTGTTGCTGCCAATACCAACCTGAACGGTACCTACTGACCCACTGGCGAAAACACCGCTGACCTCGGTATTGGCCTTGCCTGCGATAGCGACCGTACCGACAGTGCCTGTGGCGGATACACCCGTGACGTTGGTGTTAGTATTGTTGCGTTGGCGCTCTTCCACACCGGAGAAGGGCACAGCTGCGAAGGGCGAGAAGCCCAACACCATGGTGTTATCAACGTTCCCAACGGCTTCGCTGACGTCACCGATCTGCCCAGTGCCTACTACACCCGTTAGCGTAGTGTTAGCTTTGGCAGCGACGGTTACGGTACCAACTGCACCCGACCCAGAGACGCCAGTGACGTAGTAGGACGAGCGGAAAGTTACCGTGCCAGTAAAGCCGGTGGCAGTGACACCATTTACGGTTGTGTTGGCCTTGCCCGATACGGCTACAGTACCGACCAACCCTGAAGCAGATACACCCGTAAGAGTGGTGTTAGCTTTAGCGGAAATAGCGACCGTGCCAACTGCACCGGAAGCAGCTACACCCGTGACGTTGGTATTAGTATTGTTGCGTTGGCGCTCTTCCACACCGGAGAACGGAACCGCTGAGAAGGGCGAGAAGCCCAACACCATGGTGTTGTCGATATTACCGACGGCCTCGGTTACGTCTCCGATTTGCCCGGTGCCCGCTACCCCAGTGGCGGTGGTGTTAGCTTTGGCAGCGATGGTTACGGTGCCGACTGCACCCGACGCAGATACGCCAGTGACGTAGTAAGCAGACCGGGTAGCTACCGTACCGACTGCACCTGTGGCCGAAACACCTGTGACGTAGTAGGACGAGCGGAAAGTTACCGTGCCAGTAGAGCCGGTGGCAGTGACACCAGTAACAGCGACGTTGGCTTTGCCTGTCTCAGTAGTATCCCCGACAGAACCAACAGCCGAAACACCCGTGACGGAGTAGCTAAACCTAAACGATACCGTGCCGACTGCACCAGAAGCCGAAACACCTGTAAGGGCGGTATTAGCCTTGGCGGCGACAGCTACTGTACCAACTGCACCCGACGCAGATACGCCAGTGACGTAGTAAGCAGACCGGGTAGCTACTGTGCCAACTGCCCCGGTGCCGGAAACCCCGGTAACGGCGACATTAGCTTTAGCGACGACCGTCTCGGCACCGATGCTGCCCGTACCTGCGACGCCAGTTACGGTAGTGTTAGCCTTAGCTACGACCGTCTCGGCACCAATGGTGCCCGTAGCGGAAACGCCCGTTACGCTGACGTTGGTGTTATCTCGCTGTTTGGTCTCTACACCGGAGAAGGGCACGGATGCGAAGGGCGAAAAGCCCAGCACCATCGTGTTATCGACGTTTCCGACAGCCTCACCGACGTCACCGATTTGCCCGGTGCCTACCACACCAGTTACACTTACGTTGGCTTTAGCAACGACCGTTTCGGCACCAGTGGTGCCTGTAGCGGACACGCCCGTGAGGGTGGCATTAGCCTTAGCTACGACCGTCTCGGCACCGGTGGTGCCTGTGGCGGATACGCCTGTAAGGGTGGTATTAGCTTTAGCTACGACCGTCTCGGCACCGGTGGTGCCTGTAGCGGACACGCCGGTTACGGTGACATTAGCCTTAGCTACGACTGTTTCGGCACCGGTGGTGCCTGTAGCGGCTACACCGGTTACGGCTGTGCGGGTGTTAAGGTATGCGGTAACCGTACCGACAGACCCAGTGGCCGATACGCCAGTGACGCTAACGGTAGCATTAGTTCTGGCGACTACGGTAACCGTACCGGTGGTGCCTGTAGCAGATACACCCGTAAGAGTGGTGTTAGCCTTAGCTACGACCGTCTCGGCACCGGTGGTGCCTGTGGCGGATACACCAGTTACGCTGACGTTGGTGTTATTGCGTGGTGCAACCTCGACGCCGGAGAAGGGTACAGCTGCAAAGGGCGAGAAGCCCAACACCATGGTGTTATCAACGTTCCCGACAGCCTCGGTTACATCCCCGATCTGCCCAGTAGCAGAGACACCTGTAGCGGTTACGTTAGCTCTAGCTACGACCGTCTCGGCACCGGTGGTGCCTGTAGCGGATACGCCCGTGAGGGTGACGTTGGCTTTAGCAACGACCGTCTCGGCACCGGTGGTGCCTGTGGCAGATACACCTGTGAGGGTTGTGTTAGCCTTAGCTACGACCGTCTCGGCACCAATGGTACCTGTGGCAGAGACACCCGTAAGGGTTGCGTTAGCTTTAGCTACGACCGTCTCGGCACCAATGGTGCCTGTAGCTGAAACCCCGGTTACAGCTGTGCTGGTGTTAAGGTATACAGTAACCGTACCAACCGAACCGGTAGCGGAAACGCCGGTAACGGTAACATTAGCCTTAGCTGCGACCGTCTCAGCACCAATGGTGCCCGTAGCGGAGACACCAGTAACAGTGGTGTTAGCCTTGGCGACTATAGTCTCTGTGCCGATGGACCCAGTAGCGAAAACACCAGTAAGGGTGACGTTGGCTTTAGCAACGACCGTTTCGGCACCAGTGGTGCCTGTAGCGGACACGCCCGTGAGGGTGGCATTAGCCTTAGCAACGACTGTTTCGGCACCGGTGGTGCCTGTGGCGGATACGCCTGTAAGGGTGACGTTAGCCTTAGCTACGACCGTCTCGGCACCAATGGTGCCTGTGGCGGATACGCCTGTAAGGGTGACGTTAGCCTTGGCGACTATAGTCGCTGTACCAATGGACCCGGTAGCGGACACGCCCGTGGCGTTGACGGAGACAGAGACAGCCCCGGCAGTGATGACCTCAACACCAGAAAACGGTACCGCGGAGAAGGGCGAGAAGCCCAACACCATGGTATTATCGACATTACCGACCTGCGTGGTAACAGTGCCGACAGAACCTGTAGCAGATACGCCAGTAGCGTTAACCGATACCGATACCGATCCACCGGCTTGGAGGTCAGCTGCGGCAGGTAGGAGTGGTTGGTATAACCAACTCATTTATTTATCCGACTTTACGGATGGACCAAGAGATCGACCTGTCAGTGCCTGTAATCTTGTCCATGGTGACGTCCCAACCCAACATCAACACAAGAGTCGGGGTGACGAAGGGGCTTGACTGCGCGCCGTCTAGCACCGCTGTGTAGACATTTAGCTGCGAGCCGCCCGAAGTGACCTTCTCCTTGATTTTAATCTCGTACTCGTCACCAGCAGCCATGGTCGAGACATCAATAAATACCTGATACACGCCGACGTTTGTTACCGAGGCAAGCGTGGTGGAGCTGTTTACGAGGGAGTACTCGGTGGTTCCGATGGTCGCGGTACCCGTATAAGCAACTGTAATTGCCATCTTAACCCCCCAGCCCGTAGGCGATCATGTTCGTGCCGGTCGTTGTGGCGGACGATTGCGCCCTACCGTAGATATTTGCGCCCGATGCGACGTTGTTGTACGCGTTCTGAAACGCCGGAATATTGCCGATTGCCTCTGTAGCGGAAGCTGCCCAGTACTGGTTCTCAAACAGCAGCTTTTTATTCGTCGCGTCCCCAGCAGATATATCCGTATGAAAGATGCCTGAGTTCATCGTGGCGTTATTGATGTTGAAACCGCACTGCCACCACCAGTAGCTCTTAGTGGTAGCCGACCCAAGCTGCGTCCACGCTCCCTCGGAAGTAGTGCCAGCGGTAATTGTCGTACCCACCCGGTTTGTAGCGTCGAACCCAAAAGCATCGACATAGGAACCAACGCGCACGGCGTCAGGTCGTCTCGGTTCACCGTAAAAATACACGCTTACGCGAAAGGTCGTAGCGCTGTTCGACATAGCCCGAAACGCCACGGTTGATCCTGCTTTGATATACAAAGGAAAGTAGTAGTAAATACCTCCCCCAAACGCGGTATAAGCCACAGCATTACCTGCGATCAGGTAGGGGATAACTGACTGGTATGATGTGCCACCTGCGTTATCGACACCCATCTCACATAAGATGTTGCGCGTTGCGGAAGCTGTATTGCCCGAGTTGAAGCAGATAAAGACCCCGTAGGTATCCTTCGCCATGTTAGCGGCGGTTGCGACCTGCGCCCATGAGCCATAAGTGCCCGCGGTAGTGCCGGGTGTTATAGTTGTCCCGTACGAAGCAGTGGGCTGCGTCGTCAGGGTATTAGAATAATACCATTGAAAGTCCGGGCCTTGAGGTACGAAGAGCATTTATCGTACCTCCCCGGTGTAGGCACCGATGGGGGAGATATTGATTACAACGAGCATAATTCATTCCCCCTACCATGGTGCCTACAAGCCTATAGCATTTAACGGGCTACCTTGCCAATCGCGCTACGCATACCATAGAGGCCAAAAGCGTTAAGCAGGACGAGAACGTACTCAGGCACCGGGTGCCCAAGAAATTCGGCAGCGGCTACAGCGGCTACGATGGCAGCGGCGATATAAGTCTTCTTGCCATCAAGGAATGACATCATTTCAAATCTCCCGTCTCTTTCAGCCATGCCACCACGTCAAAGCTGGGGCACGACTTCTTCCATTCATTGGGTTCGATAACGCCGTCCCCGTCGAGGTCCGGCGACCAGTCACGATGTCCGCGAATGGTGATACCGGGATACCGCGCCTTATACGTTCGGATGAGCGTTAAGAGCGACTTCTTTTGCGCTTCGGTGCGCGTGTCCATCGGGCGGTTCATCTTTTTGTCCATGCCGCCGATATAACAGATGCCAATGTTTCCGGTGTTCTTTCCGCCCACGTGTGCGCCTTTTTCGTCGTCACGCAGAGTACGCACGCGATTACCATCAAGTTCAACAACCCAATGGTAGCTCGTCTGTCCGAACTTGGCCTTATCCCACGCTGTGATTTGTTCAGCGGAGACATGCCTTCCTTCTGGCGTTGCCGCACAGTGGATGGTCAGGTGCTTAACCGGTCCCAGCTTTGCCATCACGCCTCCGTAGGAGTACTAGGTTCCTCAGCCGGGGCTTCCACGACAGGTGCAGTCCAAGGCAACGGAGGAGTTACCGACGGCGGATTAGCCTGATCTTGGATTTGCCGCGCAACCTCAGCCTCGATGTTAGCGATTTTTGTCTCGCCCAGAGCAGCCAATGTCCAGCTAACGACCTGTGCTTCCGTAAGCTGATCGTACGGCGTGAAGGGGGCACCCTCATCTAAGGCTACGCTGGCAATCCCGTAGGTCCGACCGGTATGCGTACCGTCGGTAGCTTCAAGCGTCCAGTGGGTGGTGAACACCACGTCGGTGTTCTCTCCGTGCTGTGGATAACAATCAAGCCGCGTGATCGTCCATGTGTTGGTAATAGGCATTAGCTAACTCCCGCGCCAGAGATGACCCAAACGGTGGACGTCACCTTGAGGACAGTGGCAACGCCGTACTGGGCCAGCGTACGCGAGCCGGTGTTGGCCGTCCCGGCCTGACGAAGCGTATCGGTAGTGATGCTGATCGTCTGGTTGCTGCCGCTGTTATTAAAGATGGACACCGCCGAACCGATGGGGAAGGCAACTGAGCCGTTCGCCGGGATGACAACGCCACCAGTCGTGATGCTGATGTGCTTACCCATGTCGGTAAGCGCCAGCGTATAAGCACCGGTCTGCGAATTCTGCGGCAGACCTTTATAGCCCACAGCGTCGTCAAGGTTAGGCGAAGTCACATCACCCGAAGACGTCAGCGCGAGTAAGTTGTTACCGATGGTGATGCTGCTATCGGTATTCAGGAACACAGATCGGCCAGCAGGGTAGGTAACGAAGACGTCCTTAGTGCCAGCCGAAAAGTTAACCAGCGAGCCAGCGTTGCTCGACGAAAGCACAGTCGTACGAGATAGCGTCGTACCAGCAGCCGTATAGGTACCGATACCGACTTCCCATTCCGAACCTGCCGTAATGGTGTAGTAAGTGGTGTTGCCGTTACCGATAGCGGTGCCGAACGAGACGTACCCGATAGGGGCCGTACCGCTGAGGGTAACCGTACCGGTGCCGGTGGTGGTCGTTGTGTCTTTGACACGATCTGCAAGTACGAATGCCATCTCGCGTAGTCCCGTATATTATTGGTCCAGAACATGCCCGCCCCACAAGGAGGCGGACTATTGTCCTTTTAGGCGATACGGATGATCGCCGCTGCGTTGGTCGCCGCTGGGAAGATGATGGTGAAATCACCCAACGTCGAAGTACGATCCGAACCGAAGTCCAGAGCGCAGACCGCAGCATTGGTCAGCGTGGTGTTCGCCGTGCCGTTAGCCGAGGGAGTGTTGTTGTAGATCAGAGCGCCACGAGCCGTGATGTTAGCGTTCGTCCACGTCGTGTCGGCAAAGTCGGTGAAACCCGTACCCGCAGACGCCGAGGTGTTCGAAGCCGTCACGCCTTGGTTAACCAGCGTGTTGCCACCAGCGGTGTAGTTCGTGCCCGTCACTTCGCTCGTGGTATTATACGAGGTCGAGTTAGCGTCGATGTTCGACGCCGACGTGAACAGAGCGATCTTGAACGTGTCGCCACCGGTATTACGGAAATCGTGTACGGCCAGCATAATCTCGGCCTTAAAGCTGGTGCACATTGCTTGGGTAATCGCCATCTTATGGCCTCCTTATGCGTCTAGGATCGGGATCAACTCTGGATGACCCGCCTTAATGAACTTATTGACCAGAGTTACGTTATGCGACCGGACTGCCTCGTGCATGTAGAACACAAGCACCTTACGGATGTTATCCTTAAAGGCTTCGGCCTGATCGCGGATCGCCGGATGCGTCTGGCTCCCCACATAAATGATTTTGTCGAGAGCGCGCTCAGCGACCTCTTCCGGGGTAAAGCCACGTCCCTCAGTCGTCATAACCATGACGGGAGCGACTTCACCTGTTGCCAAATTAAGCATTCATCACCTCACAGGGTAGCGGACTTGCCCGCTACGATACATGTCTTGGCGGTTCTTGCCCTCGCCCAGTTGCTTGAGCATAACCATCGCCTCGTCGTACCGACGCTGGTAATTAGCGATAACATCGGCTTCACCTTTCATAAAGGTATACGCCTCAAGTAGTGAACCGTAAAGCAGTACGCTATCGAAGTTGTCACCGAGCCACGTGGTATTGGCCGTGACGATGGATTCAGGGTAGTAGAAGTAGTGCAGCTCTACGGCGTAGTTCGCATCGGGCGTTGGACCGAGGATATAAGAGTTTTCATCAAAATAGGCGTAGCAGTAGGGTAAGCCCGTGTCAGTCGGGTTCGGGAACGCCTGCCGGATGAAGCTAACATCCTTGTTCAACAGATACTCGTAGTTCCCGTCATCGTCGATCACCGCGATGGAGAAGTTAGCGAGCCAGTCGGAAGGCACCGACAGGTATTTGTTCCCTGACGTGCATGTGCCTGTCACGTTTTTGCGTAGGTCCAGAAGCTGGACCGTATTGAAGATGCGCTGCTCAGCCTCTTGGATGAACGTGTTAATCTGTTCAGTAGACGTCAACGTAACCGTGCTGGAACCGTCGGAACCAGTCCACGATGTGTTGGGGAAGTCGTTTTCGACGTATCCCTTGATCGTCTCGAACAGTTGCGCGTAGTTCATCAGCCCATCTTCTTGCTGTGCCCAGTACCCTTAGTAGCCGCACCCGTGCCACGGGTCTTCTGCGTCTGGGTATTGGCAACCTTGTTCGGGTAGCCGTTGTTGCCCATCGGGGCAGTGTAGGTCTTTGGCATCTTATCCATTTTTGTTGACCTTCCCCATGTCCTTCTGGACCTTACGGACTTCACGCTTCTGGTTGGCGATCTTCGCCAAGTTGCGTCCCAGCTTCAGCATCTGGTCGTTCGTTTTGCCACCCTTAGCCATCTTAGTTCTCCGTCTCGACTGTTACAGTCCCTACGCTTCCTGTTGCTAATAGCGTATTTGGAAGCCCAGATAAACCCAAAGGATTATTTAGCCCTACGGGGTTCCATCCCCACTGAATAATGCGACTACCATCGCTTGGGTTTCCGTCCACATTAAGCCCTGCTTGGTAGTACGTCGTATCAGGCCGCGGGTTACGCAACGCCTGAGGATCATCGACGGGGTACATACCCAACTGGAGCTGCGGCTGATCCGGTTCCCAGCATGTGGGGCACACGAGGATATTGACGTTCTTCGTCTTGATGACGAGCCGTCGAAGCTGCTTGAGCTTATAGCGAAACCCGCAGCGATCACACTGCGAAATTGCCCACTTACCAGAGGCAAACCTGTTCGGCACTTTACCTCCTTAGTAGAACATCTGCCGTGGCGCGATGCGCAACGGAGCCTTTTCACGATCCTCATCGCTCGCTTGCTGCCACAACTCCTCATACTCCGCTTTGAGTAGAGGGGCGCGCTCAAGGGCACCGGGGACCTTTTTCGACAGGTGATACGCCAGACCAGCCACCATGCACGGGAGGAAGCGGAACGGGATGTCCTGCGTGGTCGTACCGCTCCCGACATCCTGAATACGGCGCAGACGCCAGTAGACGAACGTGTAGTAGTTGGACTGCTCCGGCGCAGGCCAGACATTGATCTGCGGGTTAGCTACTCCATCCACCGGATAGTCTGCACCAGATTGGCGGTTAATCCATACCTGAATGGGGCGACCCTGCGCGTTTTTGTTCGGGATCGTCGAGTATGTGTCTACGCTGATACGGCTAATGTTAATGTCCGTTTGTCCCTGACCGGACTGCGTACGGATCACATGGTCGATGAGGTCAATCGTATCCACTGGCAGGTCGTAGGTGATCTGTCCCTGCACCATGGCGATCTGCCCCTGCTCGATGGTCCAGAGGTTAATACCCCGGTTCGCCCACTCGATAGTCAGCAGGTTCAAGCTGCGCCGCGCCGTACGCAGGTCATAGCCAGACCGAAGCTCGGCACCGCAGCGCTCGAACGCTTCCTCAACAAGCTCGTTGAGGTTCAGGTTAAATGCCGTGGTGCCACTGGTTGTCATCTAAATCTCGCTGTCTTCTTGGCGACGGACTTCGGCTGCTTGACGAACTGCTTGCCTGCCTTCGTACCTTCGCGCTTAGCCTTGGTTGTAGCAGCATATTCAGAAGAAGTCAGCGCCTGACGCGCTTTCTTGGGCAGGTATCGTTCGCCGGTTGCCTTGGGGCCTTGGGTCGAGGGTTTGCCGGACTTGGTACCCCAGTCTTCCTTGGTCCACTTCGACAGCGACTTCTGGGCTTCCGTCTTAGGGCCGGAGTAGCCGCCCCCAGACTTCTTATACCGCTGGGATGCGAGCTGGGCTTTGCGGGCGGACCACTGGCCGGGTTTACCGCCTTTGTCGCTAGCCTTTACAGCGGCAACAATGCGTTTCCACTTACCTTCGTCCGTCCGCGCCATACAGATGCACCTTTACCGACAGGGTGTGCCATCAGCACGGGGGCACTCATCGACCGAGCCATCAACATCACTGGTAGCGACGGGCTGCGGCTGCGGGTCCTTAGCCGGTTCAGAGCAAGCTGCGACGGAGACCAAGATGGCTAGAGCAAAAAACTTCTTCATGGTGTTCTCCTTACTTCTTGAAGCCTTTCAGCACCTGTGCAAACCGGGCACGCTGGCCCAACTTACCGGGAGCCTTAGCGGCCTTAGCGAGCTTCTTAGCCGGGATCGGTTCACCCTTTTTGGCCCCAAGAGCCGAGCGCAGCGCACCCGGCTTCTTGATCGCCTTGCTAATCCACTTCGTGCTGCCACCCTTGGCGTATTCGGTGACGACGTTCGGGTTATCCTTGCGGACGACCTTCTTGCCCTTGGGCATCTTCGACGCCTTCATGTCACCCATGCCACGGCAGGCACGCATTACTTAGCGCCTTTGCAGCGGGTCTTGCCCTTCATGGCAATACCGTCGATGGAGCCGCCCTTGGCGTAGCACTTGCCGCCACCTGCCATCTTCGGCATCATCGCCTTGGTCTTACCCTTCTTGGCAATACCATTGGCCGACGAACGGAACGAACCCCCCTTAGCCATCTTCTTCATCGAAGCGCCTTCACCCTTTTCGCCGCGTTGGACGCTATCGGGACGACCCTTAGCCATGGCTTCACGGTCCTTTTGCATAGACGTGAACATGTCACGAGCCTGCTTGTTGCTGGCTTTCGGGAGTTCTTTTGTACCTTTGTATGCGGGCATGACGTTAACCTTTCTTTCCGATCTCATCGAGCTTGGCCTCAAGGCGCTCGAAAGCCTTATCAAAACGCTCACCTAACTTATCGACCGTTACGTTCATCTCCGCACGGGTGACGTGGTCGCGGGCAATCTCTTCGCGCGTCTTATTAAGCAGGATACCGAGGCGATCTACCTCCCCGAACCGGCTGTCGATATGATCTAGCTTACCCTTCGCCATGAAGCCGATAAGCCCGACGATAGCGCTGAGGATAACGTTCCACACTAACATTTCCATTTAGCAGTTCCACGCTTTAAAATACTCGTCCCATTCCGGCGCATCTTTACTTGCGTACAAGTACTGCGCCGCAAACTCTAACAAGACTGGGTCATCGCGGAAATGCCCAAGACCCCTGTTACAGTGGTTACATAACATACCCCGGATCGCCCCGGTACTATGGTCATGGTCTACAACGAGGTTTTCTTCCGAACCGCATATAACACACTCTGTAGTGGAAGCCTTAAGCTCTTTAAGGTCCTCGTCACTAATTACGTCACGGAACTTACCCCGTGCGATCTCGTTACGGTACGTAGACCGGCAGGAGCGACACCAACTATCAAAACCTGACTTAGTACGGTTATGCGGCGGGAAATGTTCCGCGTTGAGCGGTTTATCCGTGCGGCATCGGGTGCAAGTTTTGGTAAGCACGATCATATCAACAATCCCACTTTCGCAACGACAGCGCCTTACGGGTCGGGCGCCCCTTTTCGTCCTTCATAGGACCGGGCATACCAGACATTCTGGCGCAGAAGCTCTTCCGACGCGCCGCAGCTTTGGGTGACTTCTTGGCCTGTTTAGAGGAGACTGGCGGTTTCAGGTTCATCCCCTGCTTCTTCGCAGACGCGCGGCCCTTAGCGTTCAGGCCACCCTTAGGGTTTTTACCTTCCTTGCGGGTCCATGCAGGGGATTTAGCCATTAGACAAACCGCCCTTTCGTCTTACCCTTGGTGGCGCAGCCGTCAGCGCGAGCCGAAGCGGAGCCACCCTTGGCGAGCTTGGTAAGAGGCTTACCCTTATGCTTAGCACGCTCGTGCTTGTGCACAGCGGAGGCGATCATAGCCTTATCCTGCTTGATGTCTGACTTATCCATTATGCAGCCTCCTTCTTGGGCACGATCATCGGGTAGAGGACGTCGTTGCCGAAATTACCGACGTATTCCTGAACGCCCATGTGGCCGAGCGTGATCGACGGATCGACCCACACTTCAAAGCCCGCATCACGGACGCGATCACAGAAGAGAAAGTCTTCCCCGATATAACCTTCCTCGGTCAACTCGAAGTCGAAGAGGCAGGGGACAACGCGGTCACTACGCTTATCGTAGTATTTCCACTCGGGGTGAAGTTCGGTCAGGGTCACGAATACTTCGCGCCGGACCAGCATGAAGGCGGTAGCAACGCGCTCAGCGCGGACCAGACCCATGCGATTCATGGTAAGTTCTTGGTTTTCGTCGTAGTCGAGGTTGGCGATGTACACCTTGTCCTCGCTACGCGTGCGCGGCACTGCGGCGACAATACCCTTCTTGGGGTCCGACCCCCACGCCATAAGGCGCAGGATATCATCCGGTTCGAAGTTGATGTCGCTGTCTACGAACAGCAGGTAGTCGCATGTGGACTCCAGCATGTCTTGAGCAAGCAGGTTACGCGCACGCGAGACGACGGAGCAGCCACAGATACTACCGATCTGGATGTCGATCCCGTGCTTTGGTGCGGCCTGCGCAAACCGGGCAAGGGAAATCGCCAGCTTCAAGGAGACCTTGAAGTCGTAGGCGGGAAGAGCGATGAAGATGCTCTTACCCGCTAGATCGTAGCTCTGTTCGTTCTGCATATATCACCCATAGAAAATGACGGTTGACGCCGTGTTCGTCACAGTAGCGTACAAACCATTTTCCGCAAGGATGCCCTGATCCGGTACAAGGAAGTACAACGAACCAGCATTCGCAGCCGTGGGGGTGTTGACTGTCAGAAGCGTGTTGCCACCATTACCATCGGTAATAACCACCGAACCCGCCGAAGCACCGCACACGGCGTAAATAGCCTTGATGCGGGTACGGAAGGTGCAGTCAGCATTGCTCTGGGTCTTGAAGACACCAGTAGCTGCCAGCGGCTGGGTGGATTTGACGTCAGTTTGCATAGCCATAGGAAGGCCCTCCTATTGAGCTATTAGGCTGCGCCAAAAACGATAACGCTGTAAGTAGCCGCAGCGGGGTCAATCGGGCTTGCGGTGATGTTCGACGCACGGATCGTAACCGTGTCAGTAGCCGACACAAAAGCGTTGAACACGATGCCCGCAGTCGGAGCAGCGGGGAGACCCAGCATAACTTCGTCGTTCACAGCAGCACCAGTGACCGTGATGGTCAGGTCAGCCTGCGAAACCGCCGAGATCGACGGGAAGTTCAGCGAAGCTGAAGCAGTGCGGATTTTGGTGATCGAAGCACCGGGGGTAACCGTGCCGGTTGTCGGGTTAACAGTCGGAACGTTGAAGCCGTTCTGCGAACCTACGGGACCCGAAAAAGTAGTCTGCGCCATAATTTATCTCCGTGTAGCAGCACATCCCCACACCGTCTCTGCTACGTCTGCTAGGTCAGTCGGTGCGGGTATAATCCCTAGGTGAGTAGGTATATCACTTAAAAGAAAAGAGGGGAAGTAGTTTCCCACTCCCCCTCCCCCCTGTTTCCTTAGGCAGCGCCTTCGGAACCGTACATGCCCAGCGGGTCCGACCAGCCGAAGCTGTAACGTTCGCGGGCCTTGTAACGGACGTTGCCCGTATCGAAGTCACCGTCCATGCTCGTAGCCATCGGCGTACGAACAAAGTGCTTCAGACCATTTGGCACGTCGGTGGTCAGGAACCACGCATCCGTGTCGGTCAAGAAGTGGTTGACGGCGTAGCCTTCCGGGATCGAGCCGTTCGACTTCAGCGCGTTGATGTCGTTATCGGCAGTCGAAACGCGAAGTTCGGTTTCGAGCAGTCGAGTAGCAACGAACATCAGGCTCGGCGGAATGACCAACTTCTTCGGCTTAGCTGCAATCAGCAGGCCGCGTTCATCCGTCCACGCAGCGATCTGAATGACAGCCGCTTCAAGCGACGTTTCGTTCAGGTCCGCAGCAGTGCTGGGGATGTTTGAGTTGGTGCCACCGGAGACCAGCGGGTGCGAAGCCGAGAACAGCGGTTGACCGTCGCCACCGGGGAAATCGGTGTCGAAGCCGTTGTTCAGGACAGCAGCAGCCTTGGTCTGCTTGGTGTACGCCATGGCGCGGGCCAGAGCCTTCGTATAACGCGACGACAGCGAGTCGTAGAGGTTATCTTCGATGGCTTCTTCCGTGAGCGAAAACCCGAGGGCAATCGTTTCATGGTTGTAGCGAGCCGTGAAGACTTCCTGCGCGTTATCGTAAGCGATAGCCGAACCTTCGTTCTTAACCGGAGCAGCGGAGAAGCCCGACAGCTTGGTTTCTTCTTCGAACGAACGCTCAGAAGTCTCCGTTTCGAAGATTTCTTTGTGCTCTTCGCCGTAGCGGGCGTATTCCAGACCGAACAGGGCGTTCAGACCGGGCAGAAGCTCCTTAAGGAGTTGTGCGCGTGAAATTGCCATTATTCAGTCTCCTTACACGCCAGTGGGGTTGAGGTACTGGTGCATACCCTGATTCCACTTGACGATAACTTCGGTGTAAGAACCGGGGTTACCAGCCGTTGCGGTTTCAGGAATGACGTCAACGACACGGACCGGCCACGTGGAAGTGGTGTTGGTCGTCGCGCTGACTGCGACCTGCGAGTTACCGGTGATGGTCGAACCCGAGTTCTGAACCAGAACAGCGTTGTTACCGACCGAAGTGCGGTTGACGTAGCTGATGGTCGTACCCGAAGAAACGACAGCAACCTTGTACAGAGCATCCGGGTCGTCCTGCACATAGGCAACGACGTCGGAGATGTTCGTGGTACCGGGATAATATTGACGGAACGTCTTGCCGAACACCGGATCGGTGTACGAGCAGCCGAGGAACACGCCAACGGGAGTAGCAGCGTTCGTGCCGGTGTCCTTGTCCAGAGTACCGCCGCTGTTCAGCTTCACGACGTCACCGTAGTAGATGGCCGTCGAGGAGTTGGTAGCAATCGGAATCTGGCGAGTGGCACCAGCAAAAACCTGCCCGCCGATCAGATTGATCGGAATCAGCCCGTAGGGGGCCGAAACAGAAGGATATGCCATGTTAATAAGCTCCTAGCTTACCTGCCTTTGCCAAATGATGTCGAAGACTTCTTTTCGCGGAAAAGAGGCATCCGAGCATCGCTTTCACGCATGAAGTTGTTGTCCACGGATTCCATCTGGGACTGATTTTTCCGCGCAAAATATTCTTTACGCTGCTTCATCAGTTCATTTGGTGCCTTGCACAGCAACAGACCTGCGACTTCGATGTTGTCCTTAAAGCGGCTATCCGGGTCTACGAGCATACGAAATTTCGGCTGCTCTTCGATCCGAACCGGCTCCCAACCTTCCCGGAGTTTGGCCGAGATATTGCGGGGGTCGGACTGGCCCAAGGTCGTAACGCGAACCCAACGGTATGCGTAGCCGGGTTGCTTGTCAGGTTCGGGCAGGGTCGAAGCCGGTTGCCAAACCTTCGGGCGCTCTTGTTCTACGCGGGTATCCAGTTCGCGGGTGAGACGTGTTTCTGCCATCTTAACGCTCCATCTTCATAAGTTCACGAGCATACTGCTCGGGGGTAAGACCCAGTTTTTTGGCGATTGCCACTTGGGACTGCTTGAGTACGATCTTTTTGGAGGATGTACTGCGGGAAGCGGGTGCGACTACGTTAGCAGGCTTAGCCTCTGCGCGATCCGGTTTGTCGGTGTTCGCTTTGTCATCCCCGAAATATTCCGGGAAACGACGGCGCATCGTTGTGTCGATAGCGCTCCAATATTCGTCGGAACCCACAAACTGCGGGCCACGTTCGCGTTCGAGCTTCTGGTGAAGCCCAAGAGCAGATGCTGTCATCTCCGGGTCCGTACCCCACCACGTATTGCGCTCTTGCCACGCTTGCGTTTTGGCGTCCGGCTGCGGAACAGCTACCTGCTGTTGTGGTACTTCTACCTCAGTAGGAGTAGGTTGTAAAGTAGGACGGTAGGTAGAGACCTGCTGTAGTTTGTACTGTGCAGCATTCAGCTTCTCCTGCGCTTCCAAAACACGGTCGGTGTCGCCAGCTTCGTAAGCATCCCGATAGGCTCGACGTGCTTCGGCCAGCTCCATTTCGGCGTTTTGTTTGACGCTCCCCACAAGGGTTTCTTCCCCCTGCGCAAGGGTTTGGCGCAGCTGTTCGGCTTCCTGACGATAGCGCTGTGCTGCGGCCAGTGCTTCCTGCTGTTCACGCAGTGCACGTTCCTTTTCGCGGCGTTCGTCGTGCCACACCTTCTTCATCTGCTTCAGGCGGACCTTAACTTTTTCGGAGTATTCCGTCAGTTCGTCCGCTTCAAGCTCTTCGACAATCTCCTTCGGAAGCGGCTCACGGCCACGGTCCTCGGGGGGAGTGTCATCTTCAATGTCGATTTCGGGCTTGCTGCCTTCATCGGAAACAGGGGTGTTGTCATTTTCGATTTCGAAATCGAAACCGTCGTCGTTAGGCTGCGTAGCCATCACTCTTCTCCTTTGTACGGGTTACTGCCCGTTTCAGCCTCGGCTAATGCCTCGGGGGTCTTCCACAACAGCTTCAACGCTATCGTCGTTGATAATACGGAACTCGCGGCCATGGATTTTGACGCGGCTACCGGCATGTGGGCGGGTCAAGATGAAGTCGCCTTCCTTGCACCACGGGCCACTCGGGAACCGCTTTTCGTCCTTGAACGCGTCCGGGCCGATCTTGATGACGAACAGCACCGGGGTGGTCAGCTCTTCGAACTTCATCGTTTCGTCGGCCTTGAAGATACCGCCAGCCGTCTTGTCTTCGACTTCGGGGATACCGCACAGAATGCGATAGCCGGACGGGTCGGGAAGCTGCTTGGCACGATCTTCAATAGGGACTTCGGGTTCTTTGGGGTTAGCCGTAATAGGCTTACCGGCGACATTAACGAGCGCAGGTTTGGCTGCGCCAATGATCTCAGTCATCGTCATGTTCCATACGTTGTGCGGTCTCCTGAAGGATACCGTTTACCACCATCAACCCACGGATAATCCCGCAGGCATACTTGTACTCGCCATGGTCTTTGGCGGTACCTCGGGCGAGGTCTTCGCTAATCACGTCGATCTCGCCCTGTACCTTGCTTGATAGGTACTGGAGCAGGTCACTACTCATTCACTCTCCTTAGGTCGCTTGGTTTCAGAAACAGAGGGGTTTGAAGCCATAGAGGCGGCTTCCTTGGCGACCTGCACACCAACGCGCAGGCCTTCAAGCTCTTGCTGTGCGTCCAACTGAGCCTTGGACGTTGAAATCTTCGCGCCGACCTGAAGACCGGCAATTTCCTTTTGCGCTTCGATGCGCTTGTCTTCCAGCTCAAGCCGATCCGCTTTTTCGGAGGCTTCGATCTGGAGCTTCTTCTCCTTAAGCTCGACTTCCCGCTGCTTGAGCTGGAGTTCCTGCATCTGCATCTGAACAATGGGGTCTTGGGCCATTTGTTCGTTCTGCTGCTGTTGCGCTTCGGCTTGGTTCTTCTGGAAGAGCTGCTGACCAGCGGCGGCAACCAGACGCGAAATTGCCAGCTCCGTGCTTTCATCCATATCGGTGTCGGGTGCGGGCAACGGCATACCAGCCTGCTCTTCGATCTGGCGACGGTATTCAAACGCCAAGTGTTCAGCTATGTGCGCCTGCATAGCCGCCATCATAGCCTGTGCGTTCGGATTCTGGCCCATAAGCTGCGCAATCTTGGGGTCATTCATTGCGCTAGTGTGCGCCACGATATGCGCCTCATGGTCCTGATACAGGAACGCCTTCACCGGCTTACCATTGATGACATCCATATTTTCGCTGACCGGATCACGCGGCTTCATATCGTCGTCGTCCTTGAGCGGAACGAGCTTTTCAGCGTTCTTGATACCCAAGACCTCAAGCATCTGCCGATGCAGGTAAGGCAAGTCGTACAGCTGCGGCGCACCCTGCGCCAACTGCATGACAGCCTGATACTGGACGATCTTCTGCGCCATTGTGGCAGCATTTGGGTCCGAAACGGGGATAACATCGACGCTATCGTAGTCAGACTTCTTGGCCTTGGCAGACCCTTCTTCCGGCTCGTAGCTATACGTCGCTGGCGTATAGTCAGCGATAATAGCCTTCAGGAGGCGGAACTCCTGCTTCATCGAATAGTGGACGCGAGCCTGCACAGCCGACATCACCTTCAGCGTGCGCTCAAGGATCGCCAGCGTGGTCCCCACAGGGGCCTGTGCTGACATGTCGCTGATCTTCATATCAGCCGCAGAGGCGAAGCGACGGCCTTCCTCTACGATGGTGCCAAGGAGGCTGTAAAGAACTTGGCTCGGCTCCTTATACGGGAGCGGCATGATGTTATCACGCATCGTGCCCGAAGCCACGTCCACATCACGCCATTCAGCAGGTGCAATCGGCGTGTCGTCGCCCTTTACCCGTAGACCCTTAGTTTTGAAGCCGCCCGGTAGGTTAGATAGAGTACCAGCATCGACAAGCTGACGAATAAGGCTGGTACCAGACTTAGCAAAAGCACCGATAAGGTGAATAAGGCCAAAAGCGTAGAAGCCAAAACCCGGAACGTACGCATAATGTACGAAGTGATTGCGCTTTTGCTTCTTGTCGTCATCGGGGTTCCAGTTACGCCGGATCGAGAGGACGGTCTGCGTAGCTTTTTCAATCGTAACGACGTAGGGCAGGGCAATCCCGTCATCCTCTTTTTCGCGGTAATTGTCGTCGTCGATCACGAGATCGACGTGCATTTCCAACAGTTTGTAGCGGTCGTCCGCTTCGGCGCGGAAACCCATCTTCTGGGCAATCGCCTTCTCGATTTCATCAAAGCTGTCAGACGGCTCGCCAAGGTCGATGTCACGGTAAAACCCAGAGGCTTGGAGCTTATGCAGTTCGTTCGGCGTCTTACGCATAACGTGCGTGACGCGCGGGCTAGTCTCCAGACTGCTCGCACCATAGGGAACAACGAGGTCTTCCGCTGGCACGTACATCGCCGTCTGACGACCGAACGATGGGTCAAAATACACCTTCTTGAAGGCATTCCCGGCCAGACCAAGCCCCCACAGCATCCGCTCATGTTCCGGGCGATATTCGACCATCCGCTCGGTCAGCTGGTAGTTCATATCCTCTTGTACGCGCGAAGCGGCGTCCCGCTTTTCCGGCGTCTCTTTACCGATGATCTGCGTCCGTACCGGCCCTTGAGCCGGGAACGTCTCCATCATGGTTTCGGCTTGGAACTTAACCAGCGCTTCTGACAGCAGCGGATGGTACACACCGCATGCACCGGGCCACGGCTCCGTCCGGTCTTCGACCTTCATCCCCAATAGCTCAAGGCCATCGACATAGGTCTGAACCCAGTCCTTGCGGCTGTTAACGTCTTCTTCAAACTCGCCAAGCAGGTCACCGGCAAGCTCGGTCAGCTGACCCTCATCAAGGATATCGGCAAGATTTTCGCTAAAATCACCGTCACCGACGTCCCGACCCGGCTCGATTTCGATTTCCATGTCACCTGCACGCAGGGTCACCTCTTCCGGGTCTTCGATCTCAATCTCCAACGCAGGTTCCATGTTCGCCATGAGGTCTTCGGGGCGAAGCCCCATAGGAGCCGGATTCAAAGCCTTGTCGATTGCCATCAGTAGTATCCTTGGTTTCTGTGGCTCTTGAAATACTGGATTTCGTCTTCTGCGTCTAGCGCAGTAGTCACATAGCCCCCTTTACGGAACCGCATGAGCGCTAGGGATACGCTATCCACGTAATCGTCATGTTCGCCACCGGGGAACGACGCCACTTCGTCAATGACTTCTTCGGCCCACTGAGTAGCAGGTGCCCATACCCGTCCAGACGCAAATAAGTCGCTGACAGCATTTAACCGAGAGATTTTGTCGTTGCCCCTCGACGGGGTAAACTCCTGCACCGGAATCCCCATTGCCCTCATCTCGTATATCAAAGGCGCACCGGAAGCCTTCTTTTCGATGATTATGCTGTCCGGCTCCCACTCTTTATACTCCTCGATTGCCGTTTTCTTTAGCGTCGGGAACTCCATACGGTCCCGGAACGCGTTCAGGAGTATGATATTGGCTTGGTCGATGCCGTTAGCGTCGGGCTGATAAAACACACCCCACGTCGTGCAGGCGCTGTAGTCAGCGCGCTGGGTCTTTTCGAACGCCGTATCCCAGCTCTGGAGGATAAAATCACAGTATGGCGGGTCGTCTTTCTCCCACTCCTGCCACCATTCACGCTTCACGATGGCTGCGGTGTCAGATGTCGGCGCTTGCTGGTACTGGGCCTGCCATTTGGAGTTGGGAAGCTCCTCTTTAAGGGCCGCAAGCTCCTTTAATGACCAAAATTCAGGCCAGAGGGGGTTCCCGGACGGGAGGATCGCAGGAAACTCGATCACTTCCCACTCGTCGCCGCCACGTTGTGCTGCCGCCTTCAGCACTTGACCGGTCAAGTCGCGCTTTGACCACCGTGTCATGACGACAACGATGGCACCGCCCGGCTGGAGACGCTGCCGCGGCCCCGAGGTGTACCATTCGTACGTCTTATCGTAGATATCAGGGTTAATTTCGGCCAGCGCCGCTTCCTGTTCGGAGTGCGGGTCGTCGATGATAAGCAGGTCGGCACCCTTACCAGTCACCGCACCCCCGATACCGATAGCGAAATAGTCGCCCTGCTTCGATGTGTTCCATCGACCAGCCGCTTTGGAGTCAGCGGACAGGGAGAGGTCGGGGAAAATCTGGTGGTACTGGTCCGTATCTACGAGATTTCGCACCTTACGTCCGAACCCGACCGCAAGTTCAGCGGTGTGGGAGCACTGGATGACCTTTTTGTGAGGGAACTTTCCCAAGAACCAAGCAGGCAGGAAACAACTTGCGAACTCACTCTTGGTATGTCGCGGAGGCATATTAATAATAAGACGCTTAAGCTCGCCACGAGCAACACGCTCAAACGCATCAGCCATGATCGCATGGTGCCTGCCTCCGATGAACGTCGGCCAGACCTGCTCAACGAACTTCATGAACCGCGTCTGCGCCAACTGCTGCTTCTTAAGCTCCTCCAGCTTCGCCAGCTCAGCCAACAACAGCTCCTGATCCGCCAGCGACAGGGCAGGCAGGATTGCCGGGATATCCCGGAGCGAGATGTTATCAAGCAGGGCGGAAGTTGGGGAAGAGGCCATTAATAAATGTCAGGTGCCGTTATGCGGGCAGCGATGAGGTTAATAACCCCCATGCGCTCAGCAATGTTAAACTTCCCAGCTTGGCTGATCTTATAGGCCAAGCCATCCTCCGTCAGGCTCGCACGTATGACGAACACGTGATCTACCGGCTCGTCGTCAGGCTCAGGGTTGCGTATCTCCCACAACACCGCTTCCAACGCATCCTTGGGGTCAACGTCCGACATCTTCTCGGCGCGCATGAAGCGGCGATGGGCTAGCTCGCTCATCAGTCAGTCCACCCTTCGATCTGCGTCTCTTCGTCCTGCGTATCTTCCCGCCCTTCAATCTGCATATCTTCCCACCCCTCGACCTCCATGTCGTGCAGCCAAGCACCGAGGATGATCTCCAGATGCTTGAAGTTTTCCTCTTTGGTGGTACTTTCTTCGCCTTTTTTGTTGATGACCTTCGTCTCATCCGCCATCCACGCATCGAACTGCGCACCTTTGGTGATGCGGATGCTGTCCTCGTCGCCCGCAACAATCAGCGCGGGACCCGCGTCGGGCGCATCTGGCCCAAACCCGTGCAAAAACACCGTATTAATCTTCATCAGCTTGCTCCTCTTCCAGATTGTTAACAATCTGGTCCTCCTCGTCGTCCAGCGTCGGGCTGGCGATCCCTAACTCTTCATCCAGATTGAGCCTTATGGGGGTTACGTCGATGATATCAGCGTTCAGCAGGCGCTTGACACGCTCCTTAATCGCCTCTTCGAGGCTTTCGGGGTCTTTATAGTTGATCGTGATCTCGCTGCGCTCGGTAAACAGACCGATATCGCTGTGCTTGCCCAGCAGCTCCAGCGCCTTCAGTTCGTATTTAATCTCGCCGCAGTCAGCGATTTCCATCAGCTTAGCGGTAATAGCAGCCCGCGCCTGTGCAGCATCAAAGGCCATCTGTTGCCCGTAGGTACGCAGGAATGCTGACGCAGCCACGGCAGTGGGCAGGTTTTTAAGGGGTTCTTTCTTTTTGTTCTTAGTCACTGCTTCCAGCAGCGCCTTCTCCCGTTCAAGCGTATCCGGGTCTACTTCCAGTGGGGCACCAAGCTCTAACAGCAGATCGGCAGTGGCACCGGCCACTTCGACTTCTTCAACGAAGGTAGAGGGTTCTTCGTCGGCCAAGCTAAATGGCACGGGGTGCTCGTCAGTCGGCTCGATCTTAATAATAGGCATGTCGGTGCAGCATCCGGTTTGAGGGAAGCAGAAGGGTTGTATAACAACCTACCCCTAGCGGAGTAAAGATAAAATAAATGGAGGAAGTAAAGAGGGTGGCGCGACTTCCGTACGAAAGTCTAACAGGCAATGCCTCGGCTGGGACCCCCCGGCCCTAACGCCACCCCCATCTACGCCGCGAACAGCGTAGTGCCCCCTATAAAAAGGGGTCCCGGTTAGCGACCCCCGAAACCCCTAAGTTTAAGTTCAATGAAAGGAAACAATGTCCATGAGTGTCTGCCTAGGACGAAAAAATACTACCCCGGCACGAGAGGGGTGTCAACGGGTCCCCTTAAGGGGGGTATCTGGAAATATGGGGTGCCAGCCATTCGGTGGCTAAATGTTAGGGGTACCCCCTTAGGTGTAAGCATTGTAAGGCCTAATTTCCTGTCGTGTTAATTTTTTATGTGCCTGTAACCCGCAGGAAAGCTGGAATGTAAAGAAAGTGCGGGGGTGATTGACTCGGAAGTGAGTCGTGTAACGTGCAGAACAGTATGTATATAGGAGGAGCGGAGTCCCATCTCACGCGCGGGGGGTGCGGGGGCGGTGGGTGCGCGCGGGCGCGGGTTTCATATACCCTAGCCCTGTTTTTCGCCCCATCCCCTAGTTTTTGGCTGTTTTCCGTGGGTTTTGCCTAACATGTTAGGTATTTTGGCCGCTAGCATACGATTTTTCTTGCAATACATGATTAACCCTGCCATAACCAAATCATCGAGAGCGGATGGCGCTTTCGACTAACCAAGTAGGAGCATACATCATGGCTAACGCCACAAATACGACCGCCGCCTTTGTCATCATGAATGGCGAAAAGATTGACGTTGACGTAACAAACGTATCGCTTGACTCAATCATCAACGAGATGGTGGAAGTCACCAAGCGAGAGCATGGCGCACATATCCGTATCGCCGCCAAGCTGAATGACCTGTTGCCTTTCGCTTGGTATGACGTAGCACCGCAAGAGAAGAGCGACAATGCCACCGCCTTTGCGCCTCACTGGAAGGCCGTTTACGATGGCTTCAAAAAAGCAGGACATAGCAATCCGTCCGTGCCCGGTAAGCGTATCCGTGACTATGGCCGGAATCTCCGGGCTGGCCTCGCCCCTAATGGCAAGACGATGGCTGATGGCACGGCGCTGGCCGAAGGCGAAGGCACGGATGGCGAAGGCGCGAATCCGGCCAAGCGGTCGCCCATGTTGCGCAACGTCGAAGAGCTGACCGCGCTTTGGAAGTTCAACGATAAGTTGGCAGGCGAGGCACCTGCCAAAGTGCAGGCGGCACAAAAGCATATCGTCGCCGCGCTGGCCGCTTTGGGGCTTGACGTTAAGACGATCAAATAACCACCTAACATGTTAGGCCAAACGGGGTCGGATGGGAAACCATCCGGCCCTTTTTTGTGCGCGGGTTCTATCACCCCAACTATCATTGGGGTTCTATCACCAAAAGGGGATGAACGAGCGGGGCGTGAACGCGCGAGTAAGAGCGGCGCGACCTGTTACCTGCCCCGCAGGTAACACCTAACATGTTAGGAGTCAAGCACCCAAGCAACAAAAAAGGCCGGGCTGTTCGACCCGACCTGATAACTGCCCCGCAGTTATCACTTTAAGCGCCGCCTGTCAAGCACCGCGGTGTAAAAAATGTTGTAAGCGTTGTAAGGTGTAATGTAAACTCGTTTTTGGCAGTTTTCCGGGCTTTGTAAAATGTTATGAGATTTTTGAAGTATGAACAGAAATCCTATAGCGACCCTCTACGCAAGTGCAGCACCCTCCCCCAAACCCTCTACGTAGGTATACTTTTTTTTTCTATTAACATTATAACATTATAACAATACAATACAACAACAACGGAAATCCTAGCTTTTTGCCGCCACCATCCTGTAAACCCATTTCCTAACATCCGTCTTACATTACACCCGATTTCCTTACAGTCACCGCTGCGACCATGCGGTATTGCATTGTTAGCTTTTATGTTGTAGGTTTAATTTATGGTGGATGAGTGGCATCCACCTGACCCTGTGCCGGATGGCACGACGATTAGCCTAACATGTTAGGCAGGAGACAGGACGATGATGACACGTCAAGAGTATAAGGCTCAATGCCTTCGCAACTACAACGCTGGCTACCATGACGCGATCAATGGCCGCAAACCCGACAACGAAAACTTCTACTACCTGATGGGCCACGAAGAAGGCTGGCCCAAGCGTCTCATCCCGACAGTCATCATGACTGCCCACGGCCCGATCACCGAACGCTGCACCTTGGAACGCGCTGCCTTTCTTGTTGCATCTAATTCACGCACACCCGGCGGGAGGCGCTAAGTTATGCCTAACATGTTAGGTAGAGGGACGCTGGTATGGGTGACGCCCAAGGTAAACCCCAACCGCTACGTCGATTTGCATGGTGCGCTGTGGGTAGTGTCGGAAGCGAGCGTAAGCGACCCAAGCTGGTATTGGTGCAGGTCGCTGGCAACCAACATGCTGTTTGACTGGCACAAGAGCGAGATAGAAGAAGTGAAGGACTGCGCGGATGCGGTTTAAGAAACGGGCAAAGCCCGCAAAGGTATTGTCGATGCTGCGCGACTTGGAAAAGGCAGACCGTGCCTTGTGCGATGCAGTGCTGAACAACGTGCTGACCGAAGTGGGGGAACGCCAACTGCGCAACCTGCTGCATTGGGTGCGTGAGTGCCAGAAAGACGCGAAGCGTGAACTAAATATGGAGGAAGCCAATGACACCCGACGATAAGAAAGACCTGCGCGACCTGCGCAACGACACCATCGACCCGGAGGACAAGAAGCTATTGCGCAAAACCCTGAATTACATTCAGGCCCTCGAAGCGAAGCTGCATTCCACGCGCACACTGGCAAGAGCGATCCAGAACGAAGCGCAACTAGGTAAGGGAGCGGACGATGAGTGATACACCTAACATGTTAGGGGGTAAAAAAGATGGATAAGACACGGATGGACGCAATATGCTGCGACTGTGGGGAGATATACCCGACGAAGCGCAAGGAACTGGGCTATCGCACCTGCCTTGCCTGTGGTGACAGCGCGGCGAAGCAAGTGAAGTGGACCGTGACCATACCCTATTCCAAGGGTGCGTATCAGGTAGTCAGCAACAGAGAAGAATTAAAAGCAACCAACCCGAAGAGGACAGGCGAATGAGGGAACCGAAGATCATAAGCGTGAAGGCAATACAGGCGGACCATAGCTTCAAGGTGACAATCACGGCGCACATGGCGCGCAAGCTGCCTGACTGGGTGCAGAGTAAGGTGCAGCTATTCGAGGGGGAGGATCGCCATGCGTGGACAGTCCTGCGGGCCAAGGACGAACTGGAAGCGGTGATTAGGTTTAAGCGGCTATGGGCAGCGTTGACCAAGATAGGAGACTAACATGTTAGGCAAAGTAAGAGAGTGGGCAGACAAGGCACGGCGCATCATGTGCGATAGCGAAGGGGAATACTCATGGGAACTGTAGTGATCCGCGAAGAAGGAGCAAATCACATGGAGGCAGAAACACCTGTGAGGGCGGTA